TGAGCTCAAAGAGGTCACTGAGGATATGCAGGCGTACATCAAGCAGCAGAAGAAAAATGAGGTCGCGCGCGCGAAATCGCTGCCTGAGTTGGTGGCAATCGAGAAGGCGCGGAACTACAAACCAGGTTGGGCAGAACACGTTTGGAATTCGCGGCAGAAAAAAGTTCTGGGTCTATGAGATACCGATTGCGGAATGAAAAAATATTTTGTTCGTAGATTTGGAAATCTCGAAATAGGTAGTACATTTGCAGGACTAAAACATCAGCGACATGACAAATACAGCAGTTCACCACAGAATCAACCTCAGAGCAGAGCTCGTAAACTCGATCATCGAAAACGGCATCCGTTGTTACGGTGGTCCGAATAACGCGACGGTATCGAATCCTAATTTCAGACTGAATGCAGGAATCAGAGCGAACAGATTGGTACACGGACGAGGCTAATTCCCAGCGACATGAAAGTGGTAATCCTAAAGCAGAACACTGATATCATCAGTAAGTACAACTCAAAGATTGAGTTCAAGAAAGCCCCTGCACCATGGTCGGAGCGTTTCGTTTCCTTCACTGTACAGCGCAGAACGTTTGACAAAATGTACCAGTACCTAAGAGATCGAGGATTGAACCCTTACGGCTTACTGGCTTGGTAAAATAACCGCCCCAGCTTCGGCTGGGGCTTACATCAGCGACATGATTATTCCACGTATTAAATGCAAGTGGGTGAAATCCCATCCGACCAAAGAACTGGTAAAAGTCGGAAGTGCTCTCGATGCCGTCAATATTCTCCGCTCACTGTATGAGCCGCATGAGATTGGATTGAGGGAGAATTTCTACGCCTTATTTCTGAACCGTAACAACAGAGTAATTGGCTACGATCACATATCTAAAGGCACTCAGGATATGAGCCTTGTGGACGTGAAAATGATCGCAGCACCAGCACTGGGTGTGATGGCTAACCAAGTGATCATTTGCCACAACCACCCGTCAGGAAGTTTGAAGCCGTCCCAATCTGACGTTCTCATGACTAAGAAGATCAGAGAAGCACTACTGCTGTTTGGAATTACACTGATCGACCATATCATTCTCACAGAAACAGACTTCCATTCGATGGTATCGGAGGGAACAATATAAATCAGCGACATGAAAACAACCGACGTTCCTGCAAACCTGCGGGAGTTTATCAAGGTATTTAATCGGGTAGCGAATTACAGATGGGATTCCTACACCGTATTTTCTGACTTCGTTCAATACTGCATCGAGTGTTTCAACCTCAACAAAGACCGCCCATGGCTGGATAAGTTACAGGAAACCTACGGCTCAGAGTACGAGGTGTTCCCGCTGATGTTCCGCGAAATGGCACTGACCATGGAGCGCGAGATCACCGACGACACCAGCTGGTTCGACGTGCTGGGGACAATTTACGAGGTGGTTTCGTCGAGCTCGAAGAAATCCAGCTTCGGGCAGTTTTTCACCCCTGCTGCTGTTTGCGACATGATCGCAACGATGAACATACCGGAAGGGATGAAGGGCAAACGGGTGAACGACCCTGCCTGTGGTTCAGGACGTACCCTGCTGGCAGGACACGCGTTGCGCCCTGGCAATTACTTTTTCGGAGAAGACTTGGACCCGCTGTGCGCTCGCATGGCAGTCGTTAACTTTTGCCTTCACGGGGTGAGAGGTCAGATTTGCCACATGAACACGCTCTCAGGTGAGCTGTTCCGAGTGTGGCAAACTGACACCCTGTGCTGTTTCGAGGTACCGAAAGAGCAATCGTTCACGTGGCAGTCGCTCGAGCAGATGCGATTGAAACACGCTGAGCAGGTGGAGAATCCTACACCAGCTGAGGCGAAACCTACACCGCAAATCATTCCTAACCAACCAGCAGCAGGAGTGCAGCTGTCAATATTCTGAGCCGTGAAACAACTGCAAATCAAATTCGAACGTCCTGAACCTGTTCGATCGACACACTACCTTGACCTCAACATCAACGAGAAAATCAACGTCAATGCGAACAGCTGCGGGTTTCAGATCGTGTGGCTGTACCATTCACTACCTTGGAATAGAAAACACCTTGGAAAAGTGAACTTCAAAGATCGACCTGAACAGCTAACAGACCGCTGGTTTCTGCATCACAAGTTGAATAAAAACAGGGTACAACCACCTAAAACAACATTATTCTGATGAACCTAAACTCACAACAACAACAGGCGTTCGACGAGCTGATCAACTTCCTGACCTCGAAAACGAAGAACGTGATTTACTGCCTCAAAGGCTATGCTGGGACAGGCAAGACATACACTATTTCCCGCGTGATCGAAGAAATTCAGATGCGATTCCCGCGTTGGAGGATCGCAGTTACCGCGCCCACCAACAAGGCTGTGCAGGTTATCCGAGAGGCTTCGAACCTCAGCGGGGTAACCTACAAAACAATTCACTCGCTGCATGGATTGAAGGAGAACATCACCGATTCAGGCGAGATCGAATTCACAAAGGACTGGAACGAATCGGATAGCAGCCTGAAAAACATCAACGTGCTGATCGTCGATGAAATCTCGATGATCAACGACGAACTGTTCTTCGCCACGCGCAGGTATAACAACGACTGCAAGATCATTTTCATGGGCGATCCAGCACAGATTCCACCTGTGGGTAAGGAGGACTGCGAACCGTTCCTCAACCCCGAAGAACACGGCATCGTCGAAATTCAGCTCACTGAGATCATGCGCCAGGCGAAGGGCTCATACATCGCTCAGGCTGGACAGACCGTGCGAGAGAACCTCGACAGGGACGGATTCAATTTCGCCACCAACAACGATCTGCTGGTTCGGAATATGCCCGAAGATCGGGAGCAGCTGATCGCGGATTTCCGCGAGGCGTTCACCAGCGACCGCGACGTTCGAGTGATCGCATGGACGAACCGTAAAGTGGCAGAATACAACAGGTACATTCGAACGCTGCTGCATGGAGAAGCACCGGGACGGCTGATCAAACACGAACGGCTGATTATGAACAAGCCATTCTCCGCGAAAGTATCAGTGGGCGATACGTTCGAGTTCATCCCACTGTCTGCCAACCAAGAGGTGTTCGTTAAACGGTTCAAGGTGATTGAGAAGAATATCGAAACGGTGGACCTGCAGCTGTACGACACCGAGATCAAGTTCGTCGATCGCACAGGGAAGAATCGCATAGGCTGGATTCTCATCCTGAACGAAGCCTCGGACGATCGGTTCAAACAGCACTTGGACGTGTTGAAAGCCACCGCGATCAACAGCCGATTCGATAAGCGAAAGGAGTGCTGGAAACGGTACTACGATTTTCTTCGATCAGTTGCCGACGTGTCGTATGCATACGCGCTGACTGCTCATAAATCGCAGGGTTCGACATACGATCAATGCTTCGTCGATCTTCGGAACATCCAGCTCAACGACAATGTAGTTGAACGCAACCGCATCCTGTACACCGCGATCACTCGCGCGAAATCCAAATTAATACTTGTGCAATGAAAGATATCGACGAACTTATTGAACACCTGTCACGCTGGCAGCAGCAGCGATACATAAATGCAGCGAATGAATGGTTGCTCAGGCAAGGGCACGAACCACTGAGAGATATTTCAAGAAGGCACGGCTGCTGCAACGACCTGCTGTCACGCGTTATACAGGTAAAATTACTGGAACAATACGGACTGCTTCAACAATATCATTACCTTGCCAACCCCAAAAAATAGCGACGATGTTAGAATCAAACGTACAGAAACTCATCCAACTGACTGCCTCGAAACTCGGGGTAGTTCTGTTCAGAAACAACGTCGGGCAAGGATGGATTGGTCAGATGAACCGATTATCCGACGGCTCAATCCACATTCGAAGTCCGCGACCGCTCGAGGCTGGACTGCACAAAGGCAGCTCCGATCTCATCGGCTGGAAATCCGTTCAGATCACGCCCGACATGATCGGCAAACGTGTTGCGATCTTCACAGCCGTTGAGGTCAAGGCAGGCACACGCCCCACCCAGGAACAGCTCGTCTTCATCGAGCAGGTGCGAAAGGCTGGTGGAATCGCTGGCATCGCCCGTTCACCGGAAGAAGCATCATCGCTGCTCACGCAAATCACTCTGTTGTAACACCCGAATCACCACACACACTGAGGTATGTACGACATTGACAACGCGAAAAGGATAATCCAATCAGCCGACATCGTATCGGTGATCGGGCAGCGCATCGAATTAAAGAAAAAAGGAAAGGACTACTGGGGCAAGTGCCCATTTCACAACGACGGCACACCGTCATTCACTGTAAGCCCAGCTGGGCAGTTCTTCAAATGCTTCGGCTGCGGAGAATCGGGCGACGTTGCCGCATTCGTGCAGAAGTACGATCGCGTCGATTTCAAACAGGCGGTTGAACTCATCGGTGGTGGGCTGGCATCGGGAGCAATTCCCGACGTTTCGAACGTGCCAAAACCACTCCCAGCTGCAGGGCAGATTTCACCCGTTCCTGCCGATGCTCCTGCTCCCGTTTTCCATCACAAGGATTACGGCACACCAACCGCGGTGTTCACCTATCGAGATCGGCAGGGGTTCATCACTGGGTACAAGTGCAGGTTCGACCCTCCAAACGACCGCAAGCAGGTTCTGCCATACACCTACCGAACCGACGGCAAATGGCGCTGGAAAGGGTTCGACAAACCGCGACCGCTGTACGGGCTCGAGAAGCTCGACGGAAATCCCGAAGCCACCATCGTGCTGGTGGAGGGTGAGAAAACCTGCGATTTCGTCCAGCTGCACCTTACCAGGGCGATCGTCCTGAGCTGGGACGGTGGCGTGGATGGCGCGAAGCACGTCGATTGGTCACCAATCTACGGGCGTAAGAACGTCCTGCTGTGGGCGGATAACGACTACACCCACACTTACAAGAAAGGAAACCCGAAGGAAGGCGAGATCATGCCGTGGTTCGAGCAACCTGGAAAACGGGTGATGCTCGAGATCGCGGAGTTCCTTCGCCCACACGTCGGGCAGATACAGTGGATTGAATCACCACAGGACACACCGTGTGGATGGGATGCTGCCGATAAGGAGTGGCAGCCCAACGAAATGCGGAATCATATCGTTGCCAACCTGTCACCAGTTCCCACGATCGACACCTTGCCCGTTCAGATACCCAGCGACGGTTCACAACCGCCTGTAACGCCACCAAACACCCCAAATCCGACACCTCAACGGCAAACTGATTTCCCGTTCACATTCCTCGGGTTCAAAAAGGACGGGGACACCCCGAAATTCTGCTTCTACGCAGGAACTTCGAAAACGGTGATCTCCCTCAGTGCCTCGGCAATGAGCAAACAGAACCTCATGCTGCTGGCACCGCTCAACTGGTGGGAGGAACACTATCCAACGGGCAAGGGCTCGCGCTCCGCGTTCGACGTGGACGCTGCATCGCAATTCCTGATGAACTACTCGTTCCGCGTTGGAATCTTCTCGGAGGAGCGCATCCGCGGTCGCGGTGCATGGATGGACGACGGGCGAACCGTGCTCCACTCAGGAACCCACCTCATCGTCGATGGTGTGAGAACCGAACTGAGCACGCTGAAAACCCGATTCATCTACGAACAAGGGCAGCCGATGAACATGGACATCGGGCAACCACTGCCAGCCTCCGAAACATCGCAGCTGGTGGACATGCTCCAACTGATCAACTGGGAGCGCGGAGTGAATGCATACCTGCTCGCTGGATGGTGCGTGATCGCTCCGGTATGCGGTGCGCTGCCTTGGAGGCCGCACATTTGGGTGACTGGTGCCGCGGGTACAGGAAAGAGCTGGGTGTTCAAAAACGTCGTGCGTAGGCTGCTCGGTGAAACTGGGCTGGCTGTTCAAGGCAAGACCACAGAGCCAGGTGTGCGCGCTATGCTCATGCATGATGCGCTCCCTGTGATGTTCGACGAGGCAGAAGGGGAAGACCAAGCAGCACAGGCGCGGATGCAGGCAGTGCTCGAGCTCATGCGCGGAGCATCGACCGAAGGTGGTGTGATCGGGCAAGGCTCACAGGGCGGTGGAGGAGCGAAGACATTCCGAATCCGCTCGATGTTCGCCTTCGCCTCGATCGGGGTTCAGGTGAAGCAGCAAGCCGACCGAACACGCGTCACCATGCTGGGCATCAAACGTCGCACGGGTGACGATCGTAAGATCATTTGGGAGGAGCTGCAGGCCCGATATGCGCGACTGATCACAGACGAATTCGTGTCGGGCTTACAGGCTCGAACGATCTCCATGCTGCCCGTAATTCTCGCCAATGCCGACGTGTTCAACAAGGCAGCGGTGGCAGTGCTGGGAGAGCAGCGACACGGTGACCAGCTCGGAGCAATGATCGCTGGGGCTTACTCGCTGCGAAAGGATGGGCTGGTCACATACGACGATGCGCTGAAATTCATTTCAGTGATGGATTGGAGCGAAGAACGCGCACTCGATGCCAGCCGCGACGAGTACCGACTGCTCAACAGGATCATGGAGCACCAGGTCGATGTCGAGCTCGAACATCAACGGGTGAAACGTCAGATCGGTGAGCTGTGCCTGATCGCGGCACAGATCAACAATCCGATCGAGGATGCAGTCGATGCAACGAGGGCGGGAAAAACACTTCTGAGGCTGGGAATTAAGATCGATTTCAAAGCTCCGAACGACATTCGAATCCTGATCTCGAACTCATCGACGGGTATCAAAAATATCCTCGATAAAACACCGTGGGGTGGCGAGAACCACAACAAGATACTGATGCGTATCGACAATGCCATCGCGACTGAACCGATGAAGTTCGGACCAACGAACCACAGAGCGGTTTCAATACCGCTGAGTGTGATCTCAGAATAATTGTATATTCGCGGCACTGTTATTCAAACAAATACCCGAAGCCATGAAAAAAATCTCAGCGTGTTGTTTTATCAACACAAAGTAGTATCTTAGCAGCCGCATAAAAGGTTGATTTAGGTTCAAAGACGGCAAGAAGCTCGGGGAAACTCGGGCTTTTTGTTTTTACGAAACTTTCGGATGAATTCACGCGTTACCCGAACCTCGAGGCTGATTATCTCGTAATATTGCAAACGCAATCAGATAACAGCCATGCCTCCAAAATCCAAGAAAACAGACCTGATCGCATTGATCCGCCAAATGTCAAAAAATTGGAAGGAGATGATATTCGGGCTTGGAATAATGATCTCGGTTTGGTCGTGGATAATCGGAAAGATCGACGTTGAGAAGATGTTCGGGCTTTGGCTGCCACTTGGAACGCTGTACCTAATGCTCATCAACAAAAGAAAAGATGAATCCTCCTGACACCACTATTTCTTACTACTCCGTGAAATACGACACTGGATACGTCCATAAGCGCGTGACCTCAGAGAACAGATTCACCCCAGTTGGCGAAGTGGACACCCTCAGCATGAGCGACAGCGGAATGGTTATCGTCAACGAGCTGGGCGACACCTTGCTGATCGTACCTTCCGATCGGTTCTACGTCGCGCCTGAGCCTCCTGCTGCACCGATCAAAACAGCGTTCGATTCAGTGCAGCCACATGCAGCTCTCGAACCGCTGCTTCCAGGTCCTTCGATGGCTGAGAAATACGCATCCATGCTGGTAAGCCCGAAGGCTGCCAGCGAAGAACAATATCCGTGGAATACAGCGTGCTCGGTTCTAACCGTCGCGCTGGCAATTTGGGCAACCGTACTATTTTTCGTTAGAATCTATGAACACACTACTGAATCGGCTCGCATTGTTCGTCGCAATCGTCATCGCACTGACAGGTTGCCGAACGCGTAAAACGGAATCCATTTCCGAAATTTCCAAAAAAGAAACCACCATCACTGAGCGGATGGTGCCCGTTACCATTAAAGGCGATACGTCGGGTTCAGCCAAACAGCTGAAAGTGAAAGACGGGAAGATCGTAATCGATCGGGATATCTACACAGACAAGTCCGATCGCGCAGGAGCTCCGATCATCAGCATCGACACCGCGGGAATTCTGGACGTGAAGTGCCCATGCCTGGATGTGGTGGAGGAAGTAAAAGTTACCGACACAAATTCCAGCTCGGAAAAGATCGTTGAGAAAATCGTCGAAGTGCCCGTGAATTACATCACTGACTGGCAGAACTTTCAGATTTGGCTGGGGCGTATATTACTCTTTGGGATAATTTTATGGGTAGTAATACTCACAGTGAGGAAACGGTTGTTCTTTTTTTGATAGATTTACAACCGTGAAAATCACCCCTCCATGAACGCTGCGGAATTCTTCAAAACCTCAACACATCTCTACTACATCAAGGCTGATTCCGCTGGAAACGTGATCTCAGCAAACGACCTGTTCCATCGACAGGCGGTGGTGTTGAACAATGAAGCATACCAGCTCGAGCGGTTCACCGATGCTCGAGGTGCTCGGATAATCCGTGCCGCGGCAGAACGTGCGAAACGATCAGACTGGTCCATTCCTGTGGTTGTGCCTCGCAGAACCCACGAAGGCAAATTCATCGTATCGGCATGGCTGGTGGGATTTATGGAAGGCGAACTGAACCTGATAGGGTTCGACTTCTTACCTGAGAGTAACGACCCTCAATCGGTGTGGATTGCACTGCAATCGAAATTCCTGCGCGAAATCGCATGGATGCTCTCACACCTCGTTCGCAGCCATGTGGCGAACATAGTTGGAGTGGTTGGGCTGCTCGATAAAACTGAGCTGAACGAAAAGAACCAGCAGCTGTTCGAGTTCATTGAACACTCTGCAGAAGGGCTGGACAAGGCGGTGCGGTACATCACCCACCTCACTTCACAGGCACCATTCGCCCGTCAGAAATAGCCTGTTTGATCTCTGCCAGTGGTCGATCGTGAATCGTTGGCAACGGCTGCCCTGGTATATCCTCCAAAATTCGAATTCCTTCCACCACGTAACCGTCCGAGTTTCGGACGTAGTTGAAGTACATCGTCTTGAATTGCCTGCCGTTGTAGGTGGTGTATTTTTTATTCAATGGGACTTCCATAATATCGGGTATAAGAAAACCCCGACATTCCTGCCGGGGTTCGCTGTTGGTTGTTTGCTAATTATTCAATTCTCGATCTACTTATTAGAACGGTAAATCCTGCGAATTCCAATCGCCTGGTGCTGGTGCACCGAACTGCTGCTGTGGTGCTGGCTGTTGGAACTGCGGTGCAGGAGCCTGTGGGGCTGGTGCAGCCTGTTGAGGCGCGGCAAACTGCTGCTGCGGTTGTGGAGCTGGAGCCATCGGAGCAGGTGCAGGAGCAGGTTGCGGAGCAGGCTGTGCGGCTTGCTGTGGAGCAGGAGCTGCCCATGGTTGCCCAGTGTGAGGATGAACCCACTTCTGCCCGTCCCAAACTGGCTGAACCTGATAGTTCTGCTGAGCTTGGTTCACTACCTGCTGCAACGGTTGACCAGGTGCAGGCGGTGCTTGTGTGGTCGGATATGCTCCGAATCCTGCCACGGGCTGCGCTGGCTGAGGAGCTGGCGCAGATGCCGCTGGCTGAGCCGTCGCGCTGCCGTTTTCCACCTTCCATGCGTTCAAATCAGTGAACCATTTCCCGTTGTACTCACGCGATTCAGCGTTCACGCTCACCTTCACTGGCGAACCAATCGGAAACGATTGAAGCTGGTTGATCTTGTCAGAACCGAAGAACACGAGAGCGACCTTCTTAGGGTATTGCCCATACGTTTCGATAATCATCAACTGCTTATACCAAGGATTTCCAGTTGACTGTGTTACTCCTTGTTCCATTGGAGGGTATTGTCTAACTACCCCTTCTACTATTGTACTCATTGTGTGTGTTCCCGTTATACCGACGGGTGCGGGTTTATTGGATTAAAAGTAATTGTGATATGTTCCAATGGTTCGTTGGGCAGGAATCCAAGACCATTGTAATACCACTTGAAGGTTCCATTATCTGTCTTGTGTTCAGTATAGCTTGGATTAAGTGCCTCATAGCAAAATATCCCGTGAAACAGCAATGCAGTAAAGAAATTATGCGGATTCACGCAGACCGTTTCTTTATCGGAAACCGCGCTTGTATCAAACTGTATATGTTCCTTTAGGTGCCCCGCATTGTTGCTATGAAGTAATGAGAGCGCTTGAATATTCGCCATAGCGTGAATGTTATTGACGGATATCTGATCGACGGGCTTTCCTAAAAAACGTTCTTCTAACGCCTTGTGCATGTCAGACTTGATTTTGTCCATCAACTGTTGTTGGTATGCTGTGAGTCCCATGATTTAACTTATAAGTGAAAAAGTGCTGTAATATACCGCGTAAATCCTCTCGGATAGTAAGTGTAACTGGGAAACCATCGTGTAGCTGGTTTCTGAACTGGGTTCGGTACAACCGTCGTGCTGGTTACAATTCGCCTGCGCTGCAAACGTCGGTAATTCCCGACACTGTGGCGGCTGTGGCTGTTCTGATCTCCCATCACTGGGCGGTGGTATTCTCGACCTCTGAACGACCAGCACCACACCCATCGAACAGTCGTTCTGAAAACTCCGTTCCCTTCCGAAACCGTCACAGGCTCAACTCGCGGCATGATCGGACGACGAGCGCGGAAGATCGAACCGCGGTTGTTATGATTGCGCAGGCGTTTCATGAAAGTGTTTTTTCTTGAATGTATTCAGTCGTTCTTCTGCTGTTCTTACCGCTAAAGCCTTAAATTTTATGCTGTTATTAACATCTCCATGATTACCCAAAGCAACAACTTCCTCAAACATAGCCAGCAGCTCGTCGCGCTGGGCTTTGACCGCATTCAGCTCACTGATAAGCCTATTGTTCTCGTTGCTCAGCATGGCTGAATAATCAGTGCGAGTTCCAAACATCTGACGATAATATTTCAACTCTGTCTCAGTGTTTTCTATCTCTGCGCAGGCATTCATAGCTTTGGCTAACCAATGCTCACTTATCTGCGTGCGTCCATAAGCTGTAATACTCAAAATCGGTTTTGTAAGCCTGCCATTTGGTGGCGGTGTTCCTTGTTCTGTTAGCGGAAGTTCCATGCAAATAACTGTCTTAGACTTTGAAGAACTAAAACCACCTTGCATTGCAACGACGTAACGCGGCTTACTCATCGCTGCCTCCTTCCTGCTGGCGTTGCTCAGAGGCAGTGTTCAGCTCCTCGATAATCGCATCAGCCTGTTTCATAGCTTCGTCCAGCCCTGCTGGCAGTGCTTCACCTTCGGGTGTAGCTGCGCGAACGGCATCCGAAAGTGTCAGAAGCGCAGCACCTGTTTTGATCAGCAGCAGAAGATCAGCAGCCTGACATTCCAGCATCTTTTTCAGAACTGGCAGCTCTTTTCGATCAATATGGACAGTAGCGTTGAAACGCTCAGCGATCTCAGCTGCCAGCTCGTTATCTTGCTGTGATGTCAACGGACCACAGTTTATCAAGCCAGCCTTGATCTCGCGACCAGCTTCAAACTCGACGTACAGAACACCGTTATCGGCACTCATTGAGGTAATTTCAGATACTTTTCTCATGTGTGTATGTGGATTGTGGGGCGGTTTCCCGCCCCTGATTAGAATTAGTCTTTTAATAGTACAGGAAACAGCAGGAACTGATCGTCGATCACTGCTGATCGGTTTGAAGCACTGAGTTTCATCACAAAAGCATCAGGGCAATCGGAAATAATCTGCGATAGTAATTTCCAGTTGAAACCTATGCGAATATCATCGCCTTTGATTCTTGCTGCAAAATTCAGATCAACGCTATAATCGCGCTCTAAATCCAAATCCTCGAAAATCAGTTTCACGCCCTGATCGGTGCATTCCATTACTACCGTGTCGGTGTACCCAGCGAACTTGCCGCCCTGTTTCAAAGCCTCGCGGAGCTCCTTATTCACAAACGATATTTCGATCGGATTCTCCTTTGGAATCACTGCCTTCCAGTTCACAAAACGCTCGCTCTGTTTTTCCTGAATGATCAAAATTCCATCGTCCGATCTTAGGTGAACGAAACCTCCATCTTGCTGAACCGTCCAGTTCCCTGCGAAACAATCCAGCAGCTTCATAGTATCTTCGCGAAGCAGCAGTTCTTCCGATGTTTCAAACGATGCCTTAGTAAAATACATCCGCTTAGAATCTGTGGAAACGATATTTCCTTCATGGATGTAAACGCAGCGGATAGCCTCCCTGTATTTGTCAGTACTGGTGTACCGCTTCGCAATCAAAATACGGTGCACATCCATTTCATCGAGAACACCAACGGTGACAGGTTCAATTAAATCATCCTCGCGGTGATAATCGAACGGCGATACCTTCATTTTGATCTTACGGTTGCCTGATCGCAATTCAACGTTCTCACCATTGACTGTGGGAATGAAATTCACTCCAAACGCATCCAGTGCATCGCACACCTGAACGGCATTCGAAGCAAATTCAGCCTCAGTTTTGAATGGGATAATTATGCTCACATCGCCTGGCACGATCAGTTCGGTGCCTGTGAACTTTACTTCATACGGTGCGATCGCCTTGATCGCCCGCGTAATTTGTTTTGTCGTCGCTGACATAAATTTTAGAATTGATTAGGTCACAAATGTACAACTGTTTTTTGGATTTCCAAATGTACGAACAAAAATATTTTAGATACCTAACTTATTAAAGCGCTCCTCGTCTTCCGATGACTGCGCAGGCATGTTATTCACCTGCTGCAATACAGGCGAATTCATATACCCGTGCCGTTTGGCGATCATCAAAAGTTCCGTTTCAATGAAATTTGCGGTCGATCTGTTCTGTTCGGCTGCGATTTTCTCGATCGCGCTCAAAACATCTTTGCGCATTCTGAGGCGCAACTGTGCCTTTTCAGTTCCCATGTGTGCCATTTTGTGTCATTGTGTGCGCAAATATACGAACATATTTGTGTCAACCAAGGTAATACTTGTGACAATCTGAGGCATTATTGCCTCAATTTGTACCAGGTCTGACACACTTTGTGCCACAACTGGCACACATGTGCGCGGCATTTTACGTAACTGTCGTGTCAAATGTGTGCCAAGTTGTGCCACCTTGTGACACTTTGGGGCGGCTTTTTCCTGCATGAGTGACCATAAAACAGGCAAAAACCCCATTTTGTGCCCGTTTGTTACCATTTGTTACCACGGTCTGTTACCACGCAAACCGTTGATAATGCTGAGAAAAATTGCCAAACCAAACACGCGGTAACAAAAGTAACGCTCCCACAAGTGTATCACTATGCCTGTGTATGCGTATGTGTATGCGTGTATGTATATATATATTATTTTGTGACATTATATATATAAATATATCCTAAGCCCTTGATATTGCTCGGTAACATCGATGTCACAACGTGGTAACACGATTTCAGAAATCCAACGAAATCAGCTACTTATATGTCACAAAATTTGTTACCAGCGCCAATACTGGGATTCACGGAATATCGCAACGAATAACCCTGTTTTCCCGTACCTTAGCATCATGATCACAGTCAACACAGACAAGGCTATCCGCGACCTCAAAAAGTTCTTTGAGCCGCTCACACCTCAACAGGCTAAAACAGCCGTTTCCCGATCGATCAACGAAGCTCTCACAACTGGACGTGCTCAGCTCGTTCGAGAGATAGCATCCGTGTACACCATCAAACCGATGCTCATCCGTAAGCAGCTCGATATCATCAAAGCCAACTCGAACTTGCTCGAGGGCAAAATACGAGGCGAAACACGTCGCCACTCATTATCGGATTTCAAAAACAGCAAGTACGACGCTGGTTCATCATCCATGCGATCGATAGCAACCGTTCGTCAAAACGGTAAGCCGATCAAATCCCTGAAAGCCCGTAAGCTGACTGCCAAATCATCAAGGCTCAAAGACCGCAAAAAGCTCACATCACTGATGATCGAAATCCGCAAAGGACAGTCCATGTTCATTCGATCAGCATTCCTGCTGCAATCCCGTGGCGGTACTGTATGGGCTGGACGTGGTAGATATAATTCACAGTTCAACTTCGATTGGAGAGATAAGCGTGTCACCAAGGAAGGCAATGATCTACCGGTGAATAAACTACTCACCATGTCGGTGTATGCAGCGGCAATCAACAAGACCGTACAGATAGCCTCTGAACCGAAGATCACTGAACGATACATCCAACGCCTTACCCATAACCTCACTGTTGGGTTGAACCACAGGGGTAAGTACAACTGATGCGAGGTGTTGATTACAGCCCGTTTAAGGCACTATCTACCCTGAGCCATATCAGACCACTGGCATATTCATGAACGTGTCCCTGCTGGTCTGTGTGTAGCGTTAACCATGCCTTGGGAGGGGGTAGGGGCTTGGGTCCTTCCCCGTAGGAACGGTGTTGCGGTTGTGTCAACCCCGATATCTCGCATCTGACTATCCGTTTTTTTGGTACGACCGTTTCATTACAGCCCCTCACAGCCCGTTATTTCTTCCCGACCGTGTGACGGATATCTCGATGTCGGAAATTTCATCCTGGGCAATTTTCAGTTCACGGCAATTCACCAAACACCCACTGCCGTACGCGGTTTGAATCATGCGTACTGACGGTACGCGAACTTTCTTACCTTTGGCGGCATGAATACACCACACATCGAACTGGTACCCGTGGGCAGGCTCGAGCCGTACACAGGTAATCCAATGATCCATCCCGATAGCCAAGTTCGGGAGCTGGCTAATGCGATCAAGGCGTTCGGCTTCAGACAGCCGATCATCGCGGACATCAACGGAGTGATCATCGCAGGACACGGGCGACTACTTGCAGCGAAGATGCTGGGGATGGAATCCGTCCCTGTGATCTATGTTTCTGATCTGACGGAAGATCAGATTGCAGCGTTAAGGATTGCTGACAACAAGATCGCTCGAAAATCCACCTACGATCTCGAGATTCTCAGCGATGAGGTCAGCAAGCTGGTCCAGGCTGGGTTCGACACTGAACTCACCGGATTGAATGACGACGAGATCGCGGCACTGCTGGGTGAGGACTTCCTGCCCGATGTGGAATTCCGCGTGTCGGAAGCCACGCGACAGGAAGCACCTACGAAAGCACATGCACCTGTTCAGCGCACCGAAGGTGAGCAGCTGCGCAAAGAACCTGAGCAAGCCACGGGTGATCTCGTTGAGGTGAAGGCACCGAAGGCGACGGACGATCAGCACTCAGTTTTCGACTGCGTGATGCTGCACTCCGAGAAGGTGCGCCTGGTGAAGCTGCTCGACAGGCTCAGGCAGCAGCACAACTACCAAAAAGCATCTGAGGCTCTGATGCACATGGTGCGTCAGTTCGAGTGAGGAGAAACATGGACAGCTTCGAAATCCTGAAAATGAGAACTGGGCACATCATCACCATCGACGGTGTTGAGGTTCACGGCATCGACCGTCGGGTGGGACTTGCTCCTGCTGAGGGTACGAGGTTCGTGTACGTTCACCGTGGGCTGGTGTGGGTGAACTCGAGGTACATCCTCGGAGCTGGTCAGTATGCCTGCGTGACTGATGGTCCGATCTTGGCTGAAACGGACACGGTGGCGCTGATCATCCAGGTTCGAAATTACCGCGGCATGTTCATGGTCGGTGGTCCGATCGAACGCGCTGGGCGGCTCAGGTACATCGACGGGTGCACGGACAGCCTGCTGATTCCGCCCGTGAAGAAGGGCGACCCGTGCCTGAATTACCTGCATTTCCCTGATGGGGTAATCCAAACCCCGCACACTCACCCGTCGGTTCGAATTGGGATGGTGGCGCATGGGACGGGTAAGTGCATCACCCCGCAGGGCGTTCACCTGATGAACGAAGGCGACGTTTTCATCATCCACAAGGCGACGGGCGAAACGGTACCGGGCAGTGATTGGCCAGTGGGTTCGCATGGGTTCGTGACGGACGAGGATGAGATGCGCGTGATCGCATTTCATCCCGATTCAGAAGTCGGACCAACGGACGAAGTGCACCAGATGAAAGCCGCGACCAAACTGATAGCAGCATGAAGGCACGGCACAAAAAATACACAGATCAGAACGTGTACGAAGCCGCGATCGAGCGGATTGAGTACCTGTACCAGCGGTTCGACCATGTGGTGGTTTCCTTCTCAGGCGGGAAGGATTCCACCGCGGTTCTGAACCTCACCGTTGAGGTGGCTACGCGCCTGGGCAGGTTACCTGTGTGGGCGATCTTCGTGGACGAAGAAGCAATCCACCCTCCGACTGTGGAGTACGTGGAGCGCATCAGGCAGCGATCGGACGTGAAGCTGGACTGGTACTGCCTGCCAGTGAAACACCGCAACGCGTGCTCGAACGAACAGCCGTGGTGGTATTGCTGGAATCCTGCCGAACGCCACCTGTGGTGTCGGGAGCTCCCACCGTGGGGAATTACCGAACACCCGCTGTTCAATTTCGGAGATTCATTCGCTGAATGGATGCCGAAGATTTTCCCGAACGACATGGGTTCGGTGGTGGTGGTCACTGGCATTCGCACTCAGGAATCATTGAGGCGGTACCGCGTGATCGCGCAGAAGAAGAACGACGCGTACATCACCAGTTCGGCTGACTTCGGTAATTCGTATCGGGCGCATCCGATTTACGACTGGTCCAGTGAGGATGTTTGGAAACTCGTTGAGGTGAAAGGGCTGGATTACAACCGCACTTACGACGTGTTCAACCACACCTCGCTGCACGGAAAGCTACTCACTCAGCGCGTGTGCCCTCCGTATGGAGAAGAACCACTGCGCGGATTGTGGGTGTATGCCGAATGCTGGCCAGAACTTTGGCACAAGATGATCGGACGGGTGAAGGGCGTTGGTACCGCGTGGCGGTATGCGAACACCGAGCTGTATTCCAACTGGAAGAAACCCGACGGTGTGACCTGGAAGCAGTACACGGAGATGGTGATCGAAACTTACTCGGAGATTGAGTACCGGAATCAAATTCGGCAATCGATCAACGGTCTGATTTCCCACCATTACGAGAAAACCGACGAGCCGATCGAGGATGAACAGCCGCATATCCTCACGGGTGCGAGCTGGAAGTTCTTCGCGAAGATTGCCGTGAAGGGAGATTTCAAGGGCAGGCAGAAGCAGAACATGGTCGGTGAAGGCGACAAGGTGATGAAGAAACTGGGACTAACTCTCGATCAGGTGATCGAAAAACACGGCAAGCGAGCATGAGAAATCCGATCGACCGCGTGCTGTGGGTACCGCGCGACACGCTCAAACCCAACGACTACAACCCCAATGCAGTTGCTCCACCTGAACTGAAACTGCTGCGGCTCTCCATCGTAGAAGATGGCTGGACACAGCCGATTGTGGTGAACCCTGACGGCACGATCGTCGATGGATTTCACCGCTGGACGGTTTCTGCCGACTTGGACAGTTCGGACGTTCCCGTGGTGGTGCTGGCGCGCAAGTCGCGGCACGACAGGCAGATGTCCACCATCCGACACAACCGAGCTCGAGGCACGCACGCTGTGCTGAAAATGGCTGAGATCGTCGGTGGAATGGTTGAATCGGGAATGCCACTGGAAGACATCTGCAAGCGATTGGGGATGGAACCCGAAGAAGTGGTGAGATTGTCGAATCGGAAGGGAATTCCGAAGACACGAATAGTTACAAACGCTGAATGGAGTAAGGCATGGGTGCCTGATTGAATGAAGTATGGAAGGACATTTATCGCAACGACAATATGCTGAAAGGCGCGGCTGCTCAGAAGGAGCAGTTCGAAAAGCAATCAGAGCTGGGAAGATTATTCACGGGCTGGTGAAGGATGCCAAAGGCAGACCATGGATCAACCCTGATGTGGCAGATCGGGAGTGGTCGCAAAACCACAATCCGAACTACGCCCACAACAATCCTGTGCTGGCTGAGAAGCTGCAGAGCCAGCCTGCACAAACGCCATCCGCGCCCACCGCGCCAGCGAGCGAAGGGACAGATAGTCCCGACGTAGAGGCACGCGCCTCGATATCGAAGCACAAGCAAGCCGAATCCGCGATCAAGGCGAAGTTGCTCCACCTGAAACTGCAAGAGCAGCAGGGACAGGTGGTGAAGAAATCCGACATATCCAACTCGCTGTATGAGATGGGACAGGAAATCCGCAAAGAACTGATGGGAATTCCAGCGCGGCACATCGACAGGCTGCGCGGAATCAGCGATCGAAACCAGCAGCAGATTTACCTCGAGGAAGCGATAGCTTCTGCGTTGGAGAAGATTACACAGGTAATTTCCCGTGATTTATGACGAATTTCGAGATTATTCGCCCATTTTTGGAGGGTTTACGCCCTGAACCACGGTTCACAGTAACCGAATGGGCAGAGAAATACAGGTATTTGACCTCGCAAGCAGCCTCTGAACCTGGGCTGTACAGGGTTTCGAGAACCCCATATTTGCGCACGATCATGGATAAATTGTCAGTTGGCGACCCGTGCCAAGTGATTATTTTCATGAAATGCGCTCAGATCGGTGCAACGGAGATCGGCAACAACTGGATTGGGTACCTGATGGACCTGGTGCCGTGCCCGATCCTGATGGTGATGCCGACGGACGACACGTTGAAACGTAACGTCGCAATCCGCATCGACCCGATGATCGAGAACACACCGCGGTTGATTGAGAAGATTGGGAAAACCCGATCGAAGGACAGCAAAAACACCGCGAAAATGAAGATGTTTCCCGGTGGGGTTTTGATGGCTACGGGCGCGAACTCCGCGGCTGGACTTCGTTCGATTCCTGTTCGCTGCCTGATGCTCGACGAGGCTGATGCATATCCTGCTGACCTGGACGGGGAAGGGGACCCGATCAAGCTGGCTGAAAAGCGTACCGCGACGTTCCCACGTCGAAAGATTTACATCCCATCGACACCGTTGGTGAAAGGTCAATCGGCTGTTGAAGCCGCATTTCTGGAAACCGATCAGAACTATTACCACGTGCCGTGCCCACACTGCGGCACCTATCAGAAGCTCGAGTTCGAGCAGTTCCGCTGGGAGGCAGGTAAGCCCGAAACGGTGTACTACGAATGCAATTCGTGTGCTGAGCCGATCATCGAGGAGCTGCACAAAACGGACATGCTCGCTGCTGGGCACTTCGTACCCGACAAGCCTGAGAATGCCTCGCCTCGAAAGATCGGATTCCACGTTTCCGCGCTGTACTCGCCTGTTGGTTGGTACAGCTGGCAGGAGGCTGTACGGGACTGGGAGGAGGCACAGGGCAAGCCTGAGAAACTGAAATCGTTTTTCAACACCGTGCTGGGAATGACCTATGAGGAGGACGGTGACGTTCCTGAATGGGAACGGATCATGGAGCGCGCGATCGACGTACCGGACAAGACGGTGCCGCGCGAAGTGGTGTTCCTCAGCTGCGGGGTTGACGTTCAGAAAGACCGCCTCGAGCTCGAGATCGTTGGCTGGTGCCGCGGTATGCAAACCCACTCGGTGGACTACCGTGTGATCTTGGGCGACACCACGAAGCTGGAAACGTGGAACAGGCTGGCAGCGGTTGTGAACGAGCAATTCGTTCGAGCCGATGGAGCTCAGTTGCCGATCAAGATCACCTGCGTCGATACGGGTTACAACACGCACTACGCCTATGAGTTTTGCCGTCGGTTCGACCCTTCGCGGGTGATCGCGATCAAAGGGCAGGAATCACTGCAAATCCCGTTTACTCCTCCAAGCACCGTGGACGTGCGGATGGATGGAAGAAAGACTGGGCGTGTTCGATTGCTGAATATCGGCATCGGTGTGTTCAAGCAGCGGTTGTACGGGTACCTGAAACAAACGGTGCTCGAGGACGGCACATTTCCTGACGGGTACTGCTGGTTCCCGAAGCGAGATTCGAACTACTTCAAGGGGCTGACAGCGGAACGGCTGATCGCTGTGAAGGACAAAAAGGGGTACGTGAAGCACCAGTGGGAAAAGACGTTCGAGCGAAACGAGCCACTCGATACCCGTGTGTATGCGATGGCAGGAGCTGCTTACATCGGAGTTGATCGCTGGACAGAAGAAACCTGGGCGATGATCGATGCCAGTTACGGGAAGGAAACAGCAGAACCTGTGATTGAGCGACGAAAATCGAGTTTTTGGAAGTAACAGGAAAAAAGTATTAAGTTTGCAGCCATGGCATGGACGATCGAAGAATACAACGCGCTTAAGTCAGCAATCGCGACTGGCGCAAAAACAGTGAAGTACGCTGATAAAGAGGTCACATACCGATCTCTTGACGAGATGGCTGCGGTACTCCGTGCCATGGGCGAAGAACTTGGTTTGAATGACCATACGAGTTCTCGCAAATACCCAGGATATTCTAAAGGCACAACATGAATTGGTTAGATGGTTTGATCGGGGCGGTATCGCCCAAAGCAGGAGCTAAGCGTATCGCGTGGCGCTCTGAGATGGAGCGTTTGCGCAAGTACGAAGGCGCAACGCAAGGCAGGCGCGGTGACGGCTGGCTGGTATCACCTGGTTCAATCAATTCGGTGAACGGTCCTGCTATCGCTCGCCTGAGAGATCGTTCGCGCTGGATTGCCCGAAATTTCCCATACGGCAAACGTGCCATTGAGAACATCGCTCTGTCGGTGGTTGGAACGGGAATCCGTCCAGCGTTCATGGGTACGCCTGGCAACACCAAGCGCGTGAAAGACGCGTGGAAGGCGTGGGCAGAATCAACCCACTGCGATTTTGACGGCAACCTGAATTTCTACGGGTTGCAGCGACTGATCATGCGCACGGTCGCTGAATCTGGCGAAGCACTGATCATCAAGCGATACAAGAAAAACGGCACGCTCGTTCCTCTGCAGCTGCAGGTTCTCGAACCCGAGTTCATCGACGAATCGAAGGACACGGGGATGGGGTTTGTGGTTCAGGACGACGGGTATGTGATGCAGGGTGTTCAGTACGACAAGACAGGTCGCAAGACTGGGTACTGGCTGTACCAGCGTCACCCGTCCGAGTTCGGGAATATCTCATCGGATTTCGTGCCGATCTCCGATGTTATCCACGTGTTCGACGTTCTTCGCCCTGGGCAGGTTCGCGGAGTGCCGTTTGGCGTTTCGGGATTTCTGACCTCGAGGGATTTCTCAGACCTGCAGGATGCGCGGTTGATGAAGGAGAAAGTCGCAGCGAGCTGGGCAGCGTTCGTTGGCGATATGGCCAACGTGGATATGTCCACATCGGGCACCACGTCGGGTTCGAAAGGCTCACCGCTGCCTGACAAGATCGAACCAGGTGCGATCGAGTACCTCCCACCGGGCAAGACAATCACGTTCCCAGCCACTCCATCGACCGAAGGGTACGGGGATTATTCCCGCACCGTGAAGGAGAGCATCGCTGCTGGGTACGGTGTGACGTATGCCTCCATGACGGGCGATCTCACTCAGGTGAATTTCAGCTCAGGACGGATGGGTTTCATCGACGCGCAGCGGCTGGTTGAAGACTGGCAGCTGAACATGATGATCCCGAAATTCTGCACTGGCTCGTTCATGTGGTTCATGGAAACGGGATTTATCTCGTCGAACCTGCCGCGCACGGTGTTAGCGAGCTGGACAGCTCCGCGACGTGCGATGATCGACCCTGATAAGGAAACAAAGGCTCTGAACGAGGGCATTCGTGCTGGCTTGAACAGCTGGGAGGAAGCAGCCCGTGAATTGGGCTGGGACCCTGAGGAGCTGAAAGAGCAGTTGAAGCGTCAAAAGAAGATGTGGGACGAGCTCGAGCTGATGCCTACCTCGGATGCTCGATTCGACCCGACACGTTCAGACCCGAACGCTGAGGAAACAACAGGCGCGACACCTGCGAAGAAGCCAGCGAAGAAGGCAACCACTACACAGTAACCAATTAACACACACATATATGCCAAAGAACAGCCGTTCTGCGATGCGCGCGCTTAAGCGCGGACACGCGATGATTCACGATTCAAGTTTGTTCGGACCTATTTTGCTCAGACGAACTGGGCGCGGTGGGTACCAGTATTTCTTCACTGGGCAGGAGTTCAAGGGAACACCAGTTCCGCTGAAAGGACACCTAATAGCGAAGGGGAAACCCTCCGCGACGGGCAACCATCGGAAACTTCCGAGATCGTACGTCCCAAGTATGAGATCATAATTTTGAGAAACCCCGAAAAATATTCGGGGTTTTTCTTTGTGTTTTAAAAAATCGTATTATTGCACGCAACAAACGAAGTGATGTTCACGTAATGTCACCCGTTTTTCAGCGACGAAAACAGGCGAGTAGGTGAAAATTGCGTGAACATGCCCGAACTTGTACAAGGAAATTCGTCCCAAACTCGCGAACTAAAGCCGCTGCATCAGCGCGCAATGTTCGCTCCCGACACATTTAACGACAAAGAACGGACAGTTGAGGTTACGGTCGCGACCGAAGCCGCTGTTCGAATGTTCACGTGGGAGGATGGAGAGGTAAACGAAATCCTTTCGATGGACCCGAAGGCAATCCGCATGGGGCGGATGGAGAGCGGAGCACCGCTTCTCAACAGCCACAAACGATACGACTTATCCAGTGCGCTGGGCGTAGTAGTTCCAGGTTCTGCGCGAGTGGAGAACGGAGTGCTCAGATGCACTGTTCGTTTTTCAGCGCGCGAAGATGTCGCGCCAATCATGGCAGACGTGAAGGATGGCATCCTCACAAACATCTCTGTCGGATACAGAGTTCACACTTACACAGTTACAAAGCGCGAAGGGCAGTTGCCTGAATATCGCGCCACTGATTGGGAACCATACGAAGTTTCGTTGGTGACCATACCCGCCGATGCTAACGCTGGTGTTCGCTCCGAAGGCGAAGCATTCAGCGTTCGTGTCATTAATCCTCAAATCCAAATACATCATAACACAATGACTATCGAGCAAAAGAGAGCCGAGATCGCCCGGCTCAAAGCCCTCGAAACCCGCACAGCGGACGAGGACATTCAGTTGCGCCAGCTGGAAACAGAGGTCGCTACTGCTGAAAGGGCTGCTGCACCTACGCCTTCACCGGCACCGGCTCCAGCTCCTGCACCTGCACCAGCACCTGTTGATACAGATGCAATTCGTTCGGCTGAACGCCTCCGCGTTCGCACGATCACCGATCTTTCTCGCGCTGCTGGGAAGGACGACAAGTTCATCAACGAGCACATCGATGGTGGAACTTCGATCGAGAAGATTCGCGAATTGATCGTGGACGACATGATCAAGGGCGAACGTCAGATTGCCAGCGCATCTGTGAAGGTGGGCACTGAGCAGTCTGATAAAGTGCGTGAAGCGATGGGCGATGCCCTTATGCTGCGCGTTGAAGGTGGTCGCGCTACGCTCGACACCGACGGTGGCAAAAATCAGAAACGCATCGACGCTGCTCGCGAATTCCGCGGCATGAGCCTGTTGCGTATGGCTGAGGAGTGCCTGATCGCTGGTGGTGAGAACACCCGTGGAATGTCGAAGGAAGAAATCGCCAAACGTGCGATGAACACCCGTACATACCACACCACATCGGATTTCCCGATCATCCTCGGAAACACATTCAACAGACGACTGTTGGCGCAGTATGCGTTGGCACCACGCACGTTTGAAATGTGGGCACGTCGTAACGATGCGCCTGATTTCCGTGATCAGGAAACCGTTCGTATGGACGGAATGTCGCCTCTGAAAGAGGTGCTCGAGGGCGGTGAGTACAAGTACGGCACCGTTGGTGAATCTGCTGAAAAGTGGAGAGTGAAAAAGTACGGAGAGATCGTAGCGATCACCTGGGAAATGATCATCAACGACAACCTCAACGCGTTCAGTCGCGTGCCAGGTATGTTAGCGGAAGAAGTAGCGCAGCTGCAGTCTGATATCGTTTACGGTATCCTGAGCTCCAACCCTGCGATGTCCGACACGTTCAACCTGTTTGGAACTGAGCACGCCAACTTGGCTGCGTCGGGAACAGACATCACCGTTGATGCGATTTCTGCTGCTCGCAAAGCGATCAGAATTCAGAAGAACGCATCAGGTCGCCAGTTGAATCTCGAGCCTCAATACCTGATCGTTGGTCCTGAGAAGGAAACCAAAGCTCAGCAGTTGTTGCAGGCTGTGATCGTAGCAACCAAGACAGCCGACACGAATCCGTTCCGCGGTTCTCTCGACTTGATCGTTGAGGGTCGTTTGACTGGAAACGAGTGGTACTTGGCATGTGCTCCGAACCGCATCGACACGATCGAGTACGGTTTCTTGGCTGGTCAGCCTGAAATCTACACCGATCAGCGTGAAGGCTTCAACGTGGATGGAATCGAGATCAAAGTTCGTTCGACCTTTGGTGCGAAAGCCATCGACTGGAAGGGTCTTTACAAAAACACAGGCGCGTAATCGCCTGAACTGAAATAATTCACCGGGGCGGGTAACACCGCCCTTTTTACAAAAACCTCAACAAACAAATCGAACATGAAAAATTACGTATGTGAAGGCGACGTATTCGAGTTCACCGCAGGTGGAACGATCACAGCTGGCCAGCCGATACTTATGGGTTCTGTTGTCGGAATCGCTGCTAAAGGCGGTGTTTCTGGTGATGTGATTCCCGTAAATGTGTGCGGAGTGTACAACGTTACCAAGCACGGTGCTGGCTCAGGTCAAGCATGGAGCGTTGGTACTGCGTTGTACTGGGATGCGACGAACACTCGCTTCACCACAACTGCATCGGGCAACACCCTTGCTGGATACGCTTATGCCGCTGCCACCAGCGCAGCGACAAGTGGGCAAATCAAATTGTTGCTCTAACCGATGAATCTATTCGACGGCATCAAACGGACAGTGTTCTCCACCACAACTAATGTGATGGGGTACGATTGTTCGTGGATGCCGTCGGACGATTCAGTGCCTGAGCCACTGACGGCACGTGTTCATTACAAATCTCCTGCGAAGGAGGAAGAACTCACAGAGCTGGGTTCAGGAGTGAACCAGCTTGGGTTCATGCCCTTGATGCATTCAATGGAATACCTGAAAGGGCAGTTCATCGGACTGATGGAATCTGTTCGTAATGGAAACGACGAGTACGTGACGCTTACCCAATTCGGGAGCGGAATTGAAATCGGCAAGTTCCAGGTTCGACAGGTGGACCCTCTGCACGACGGGGACACGTTGAAGGCTGACCTTGTGCCAGTGGCAGAAATACCGACGGAAAAACCAATCGACGAAGAATACGTACCATGAGAATCGAAAAGTACATCGACGAGATCAAACAGATACTTGCGCCACTGGCTCAATTAAAAGTTGAGGTCGAAGCTCTTGCAGAGGTTCAGGGTGAGTACAATCGTCCGATTCCAAATAGAGGCCGCGTGTCGGTCTTGTTTTTTGAAGCGAAGCCGCGGGGAGATGTGAAGTCAGCTGGAAATATCGTTCAGGATATGGATGTAACATTTCACCTGATGATTCAAGCAACACAGATTTCGGGCGCGTTTGGTATTTCCGATCTACACAACAGATGCCGAAAGCTACTGATAGGAAAAGACATCACCGACTGCGATGATTTTGTAAGCGGTGGTCTTATGTTCAGTCGCTATCTTGGTTCTGTTTGGGAGTATGCGATGGTTCTCAACACATGGACACGTGTTGTTGAGCACTACGAAGAAGACCCGAACATTCCGACGGTTCAGTCGGTTACGTTCAACGAGTACGTTCAAAATCCCTCTAATCCAGTACCAACATCATGAGATACATTTCTCGTATTACCACAAGCCTCACTCTGAGCGAAGGTGAGGAGTTCATCCTAAATCACGGCAACGAATATGACTTGCCTGAGGATAACGCTCACATTCAGTCGCTGGAAGCACAGGGGCTGTTGTTTCGAGTGCCTGGGCAAGCTCCGTTCGTAGCAGAAGCTCCGAAGGAAACGAAAGCCGCAGCACCGAGAAAACCAGCTGCTCCGAAAGCTCCAAAAGAGCCGAAGGCACCAAAGGCTGAGAAGCCAAAACCGACTGCGAAAGCCGCAGCCGAAAACAAGTCAAATTCTAACCCTCAATAAGCAATGTCAGCAAATTTCTTGCACGGCGTCGAAACGATCGAACTTAAGAGGGGACCTGTCCCTGTCCGAGTGGTTAAATCCGCTGTTATCGGACTGGTGGGTTCTGCTCCGAAAGGTCCGTTTCAGGCGCTCACCGTTGTCAACAATGCCGTAGAGGCTGCCCAGTTTGGTCAGCAAATCGACGGGTTCACTATCCCACAGGCGTTGGAAGCGATCTTCAAGCAAGGTGCAGGCACCGTGCTTGTTGTGAATGTCGCTGATACCACGTCTAACACCTTCACCACTGCCGTAACGGACGAGGAAGTGGAGGTTGAAAACCGCGCTGCGAAGACCGCGTTCGCTCCGTTCGGCACGATTGTCCTTACCTCTGATGGAGGTGGAACGGCAACGCCTGAAACGCGTGCGACCGCAACGTACACCGTTAGCACTGGTGGAGCTTCGGGCAATGCCGCGTCACTCGCTGCTGGCTCGACTGCGCTGTTTAACCTGACGCTTGGTTCAAACCGTACGACCACTCAGCTCGCTGGTGACATCGCTGATTCAATCAACGCTGGCACTAGCACACACGGTTACACCGCTGCTGCTGTTGGGGCTGTTGTGACCATCACTGCGCCTGTTGGCTCAGGAGCTGGTGCAAATGGCACCGTACTTACTCCGACCGTAACAGGAACGATTGCAGGTACCGCGACGAACTTCTCAGGTGGCGTAACCGCTACCGATGCAGACATCGTGTACACCGCAGGGACTGACTACACCATCGACGAGCTGGGTAATATCTCAATCCTCGCAGCTACCAGCACCATCGCTGAGGGCGCGACATTGAAGGTATCATACCGCAAGTTCGACGCATCTACGATCAACGCATCGCGCCTGATCGGAACGATCGCCAGCGACACTGGCGTGAAAACAGGGATGAAGCTGTTCAAGGACGCGTACAACATGTACGGGTTCAAGCCGAAAATCCTCATCACACCTGGTTACAGCTCACTGAACACCGTTGCGACCGAAATGCTCGCAGTGGCGAGTGAGCACAAGGCAATCGCGCTGTTGGATGCGCCTGTCGGTACCACCGTAGCAGGAGCAATCACAGGTCGCGGTCCGTTGGGTTCGATCAACTTCAATACCTCATCTGAGCGTGCTTGGTTGTTGTACCCACACTGGCAGGTTTACAATCCTGTGAAGGATGCCAACGAGTTACAGCCGTACTCTCAATTCGCTGCTGGCGTTATCGCTGCAACGGACAATGAGCGCGGGTATTGGATTTCACCGTCCAACAAAGAGATCAAAGGGGTTCAAGGCCCTGAGCGTGTGATCTCGTTTGCGATTAACGACGCATCGACGCAGGCAAACCAACTCAACGAGGCTGGTATCACCTGTTACGCGTCGAGCTTCGGCACAGGATTCCGCACCTGGGGTAACCGTTCTGCTGCATGGCCAACGAACACCAACGTGAAGAACTTCCTCGTTATCCGTCGTATCGCTGACATCGTTCACGAATCCATCGAGCTTGCAATGCTGCAGTTCGTTGATGAACCGCTCGACCCGATCAACCGTGTGACCATCGATGCAATCCTCGATTCAGTGAACGCGTTCATGCGCACGCTGATCGGTCGTGGTGCGTTGATTCAAGGCTCACGCTGCGAGTTCGACCCTGCGAAAAACCCTGCCAACGTGTTGGCTGCTGGGCAGATCGTGTTCGACCTGGTGTTCATGGGACCAACTCCTGCTGAGCGCATCACGTTCGAATCGTTCGTCGATCAGTCATTGCTCACCCCTCCGCAAACCGCCTAATTCGTAAACAACAATGGCTATCAACGTAAATCGCGTCACCCAGGCTAATGTGTACCTCACAGGTACAGGCTCCCTGCTTGGGCGCGCAGAAGAAATCATGCTGCCTGATATTTCGGCAGCGATGTCTGATCACAAAGCGATCGGCATGGTGGGCAAAATGGAGCTGCCCTCGGGACTTGACAAGATGGAGTTATCCATCAAATGGAACGCGATCTACCCTGACGTAGCGAAGAAGTTCAACGACATCTTCACTGCCCGTCAGATTCAGGTTCGTTTCCCTGTGGAGCGTTACACCTCTGAGGGAAGAACCGCGGTATTGAACGGGCGTGTGGCTCTCACAGTGATGCCGAAAAACATCCCACTGGGATCGTTCAAGCAGCACGACAATGTGGAGCTTACACAGAAGTTCACGGCAACCTACATGAAATTGGAGATCGATGGTGAGATAATCACCGAGATCGACTACCTCAACAACATCTACATCGTAGATGGGGTTGATAAGTTAGCTCCGATCCGTGCGGCGTTAGGTGCGTAATCCTCCCCTTACTTGAAAGCCCGTGGGGAAACCTACGGGCTTTTTTTATATCTTCGTCCCAACCAAAGAAATCCACACATGGAAAATTTCACACTACCGAGCGGTAAGACCGCTGAAATCGCACCGTTCAAGGGCCGTCACATCCGTGAGGCTCAACGTGTAGCTGGTGCTGACACTGAGAAAATCACCTTCGCGCTGATTGCGATGCTGGTGAAAATCGACGGGCACAATGTGCTCATGGAAGACCTCGACGACATGGACGGTCGCGACGTTCTCGAGCTGATGGCTAAGGTCGGCTCAAATTTTACCTCACCCCAGAACAGTTAGCGTTTCTGGGACATTTCTACGGTCGCCCACCGTGGGAGTTTGAGGATATAGCAGCGGAAACGCTGTTCTATTGGCACAACGAGGCAGTAAGATGCCACAACACAATGAATCCGACGCAGGATGGATAAGTCACTAAAGATCGCGGTACTGCTATCCGCGGTCGATAACATGAGCAAGATCATCGATCAGTCGGTGAATAAGTCGCAAGCGCGGCTGAGAACACTTACTGACACGATGAAACGCGATTTCGCGCGCGGCACGGCTTCGATCGCTGCTGGCACGGCACTCGCTGCATCAATGGCACCAGCAATCAGTGCTTTCTCCGAATTGGAGAATGCATCGGTTCGGCTGGAAACATCCATGATGCGAACGGGCGGTGTGACAGACAAGCTGTTCAAGCCCGTGAACCAGCTCGCTATCGACTTGGGTTCGAAGCTGCCAGGCACAACGGCTGACTTTCAGACACTGTTCAAAACGATGCTCGATGGAGGCGTAACCGCCCAGTCGATTCTCGACGGTGTAGGTAAGTCAGCCGCTTACCTTTCTGTGGCTCTCGAGATGCCATACGCGGAGGCTGGACGGTTCGCTGCGAAGATGAAGGAAGCTACCGGAACGACCGATGCCGACTTCATGGCGCTGATGGACACGATCGCCCGAACGAAACAGATGGGCGTGGATGTGGGTGAGATGCAGTATGCCTTCGGGCGTTCTGCTGGTGCGCTGAAACTGATGGGAATTCAGGGGCTGGAAGCCTCGAAATCCATGTCGGTGCTGTACGCCTCACTCATCCGTGCTGGTCTGTCGGGTGAAACGGTTGGTACTGGTTTCGCCTCCATCCTGAATAACATCCTGAACCCCGATAAAATTTCGAAGGCCCAAGCCGCGGCAAACGGGCTGGGCGTTTCGCTCGAGTTCATGCGCGATGGGAAATTCCTCGGCATCGAGAACCTGATTTTCCAGCTCGACAGGCTCCGTCAGTTCTCAGCCGAAGATCGCGCCTCTGTGGTGAATGCCCTCACTGGTGGTGGGCAGGATGCACAGATGCTGCAAACGCTGATCAACAACGGTGTGGCAGGGTTCGACAAGCTCCGTCAGGGGATGGAGAACCAAGCTACCTTGAACGACAAGGTGGACAAGCAACTCGGCACGCTGACCAACACGTGGGAGGCGGCAACGGGTAACTTCACGAACATGCTGGCTGCCATGGGCGCATCCCTGGCACCGATGCTGAAAACCCTCGCAGAAGGATTCGGCACTCTGACCAACGCTGTTAAGGCGTTCGCGGAGGAGTACCCGAACGTGTTCGCGTTCATCGGTACGGTGATGGCGCTGGGAGCTGCGCTGCTGATTGTGGGAGGGATAACCTACTACGTTCACGGAGCGTGGACGGCTGCGAAGGCTGGACTGATCCTGTTCAACAACGCGACTAAGATCGGCACCGCGATTCAGTGGGCGTGGAACGCTGCAATTTGGGCGAACCCGATCACGTGGATAGTGGTTGCGATCATCGCTGCCATCGCTGCTGTAACAATCCTCGTTGTGAAATGGAAGGAGATCACCGCAGCGTTCGACCGCTCAACGGGAGTAACACGGGTTGTTCTCACGTTGCTGAAAGCACTATTTTTCCCGATCGTCGCGATCGCGTGGGCAATCCGTAAGTTGATCGACAACTGGGCTGATATCCAAGCGTTCTTCGCTATGATTATCGCAGAAGTTACCGCGCTCCCTGCTAAACTCTACGAAGCAGGGCAGAAGATTGTCACCTCACTGAAAGACGGTATCGCCTCCAAATGGGAGGAGTTCAAAGGCTGGTGGGGTGAGAAGATTCAAGGCATCCGCGATTATCTTCCGTTCTCACCTGCGAAGGTTGGACCACTGCGCGACCTGCACAAACTCAAATTCGTGGAAACGATCGCCTCAAGCATCAAACCTGGTCCGATGGTGAAAGCCGTTCGCGGTGTTGCTGCTGCATCGGTGATGGCACTGAGCACTCCTGCATCTGCTGGAATCAACTCACGTGCTGCTGTCGGTGGTGGTGGCGCAACGATCACGATCAACGTGCCTGTGAACATCGCACCAGGAGGGCAGGGCAACGCGGACGACATCCGTTCCGCTGTTCGCTCGCTGCTGCCTGAAATCGAATCCCAACTCAGACAAATCGCAGAACGACGTTCTGCACGATCATACTAACCATGTACGCGACACTCGGAGATATTGAATTTTCGAACCTGCTGGGACCGTCGAGCTTCTCCGGTAAGGATGAGGCGAACTACGCTCAGCACGACGTTATTCTGAACAAGCCACGGTTGCAGAAGATGGGCGACCAGCTCGAGGAAATCCAGCTGGGAATGCTCCTGCACAATTCATTCTGTGAGCCTGCTCAGGTGCTCAGGCAGCTTCGGGAATACACCCGAACAGGAACGATCGTTCCGCTGATCTACGGCACGGGAGAGGTGGCAGGTGAGTACGTGGTTTGCTCGATCGAACGGGAGCAGAAACAGACCAGCCCCAATGGTGAGCTGGTGGAGCTCCAACTCACGGTGAAGCTGAAAGAGTTTTTCGACCCTGACAAACTCGGTTCGAAGGAGCTGGCAGCAAAAGCCGCGGCATTCGCGTTCCAAGAGATCAAGCCGCTGCCCACTCAGTTCATTCCACAGGCATCGAACCCTGTGAACCTGGTGATGGGCGACGTGGTTGAGGTTGGCTCAGCGACAGCGGAGATCAACCGCACGGTGGACTTGCTGAACAAGGGTCTGACCACTGTTCAGCGTGCACAGGCAACCATTGCACGGTTGAGCCAAAAGGCAGCGCAGGGTTCAGCGAACATCCAATCTCGGGTGAGCCAGTACCAAGCTCTGAGCCAGTCAGCGCAGCAGCTGCCAGCCAAAGCGAACGCGCTGAACAATACCGCTCTGCAGATGGGCGCACTGATGCCGATCACCTCGATCGACGATGTGACCTCTGTGAACGGGCAGATGCAAACAGGAATTCAGGAATTGAACGCAGCAGCAGCACCGTTGGCGGTGTTGGCTGCCCTTAGAACCGTAGTCGAATGAGCCAGTTCACCCAATACGTAACGCTGCAGGGCGACCGATGGGACACCATCGCGTGGAAGGCTTACGGCACTGTCGGGCAGATCACTGTACCGGACGGGCGTAAGTTGAATGCATTTCAGTACATCATGGAGGAGAATCCATCGGTTGCGATTTACAAGAAATTTCCTGCTGGAATTCGGATAAAAATTCCGATTATTGAGCGCGCAGAAATCCTCACAGATACTGAGTTGTTGCCACCCTGGAAACGATGAGAACTGCCACAGCCTGATTAAATGAGCACCGCACCACAGCCGAAATTTAAACTGCTCTACGCTGGTAAGAACATTACCAACGATATTGCTCCGTACCTAATCTCGCTTACCTACACGGATAAGATCGAAGGGGAATCGGACGAGATCGACATTCAGCTCGAGGATTCGAAGCTGTTGTGGCAGGGCAGTTGGTACCCGACCAAGGGCGACAAGATGGAGCTATGGATAGGGTTCGGCAACCAGCAGGTGAAGGCAGGCGCGTTCGAGGTCGATGAGATTGAGCTCTCAGGTCCACCTGATACCGTGAACATCCGCGGACAGGCGACGGGAATCAAAAAGGCACTCCGCACCAAGCGAATGACAGCGTTCGAAAACGTTACCGTGAAACAGCTCGCTGACAAGATCGCAGCGAAGAACGGGCTGAGCGTTGAGGGCGTGTTCGGGAAGAATGCCCAGCTGGTGCACAAGCGGATTTCTCAGAATCGGGAAACTGACCTCGAGTTCCTCAAACGCGTGGCACAAGGCTATGGCATCGTTTTCAGCGTGCGATCGGACAAGATGGTATTCACTGACCAGCAGCAGCTCGAGAAGCGCGCTGCATCGCTCTCGATCGACAAAACCGACGTGAGCAGATGGTCATTGCGCCACAAGTCGGTGAAGACTTACGCAGGTGCACAGGCTGCCTGGAAGAATCCCGACACGGACAAGGTGGTGCAATCGGTTTACCAGCCCGTCGAGGGCATGGTGCCTGACTTCCTGAAAGGCTCAGTGAATTCGGAAACGTTCAAGGAATACGTGGGCGACTTCGGCAATTCAGCCGACGTTCTGCAAATAAAAGACAAGGTGGAGAACGAAGCACAAGCCGACGCGAAGGCACAGGCTGCGCTGTATCGGGCGAACACCAAAGAATACGAAGGTGATATCACCGTGTATGGTGATCCGTTGATCTGTGCCGGGAATAACATCGACCTGACTGGATTCGGTCGAATGTCGGGCAGGTGGAGCATCACCGAATCCACTCACACGTTCACACGTTCGGGTGGATATTCAACCTCTGCAACGCTCAAACGAGTGCAGGGAACATCATCCGCAAATCAAAAACCTAAAGCCTCCAAGGTTACGCGATATGGAGGCACACCAAATTCTTACTAATCATGGTAAAGGACGTTTACAAAAGACCGAAGAAAGCCCAACGCGGGATTGTTATTCGGAGCCAGTACGGCAAAAAGTACATCAACCCGAACGTGGCGCGTGCTCAGTTCATTTCACGGATTATCCTGATCGGCATAGGGCTGTTCGTCCTATCCTGCATCGCATCGGCACAGCTGCCCGTGAAGTATCGCGTGAAGGCAGTTTCTCACAACTCAGACACCTCAACGTCGAACAGCGCGACCGTAGTGAAGGGAGGCACACCGTACATCTATGTGCCCAACACGTTCACCCCGAACGCTGACGGACTGAATGAGAAGTTTGCGATCTACACCCACAACGTGAAGCAGTTCGAAGTTTCGATCTTCTCATCTGAGGGTGGGCTGATGGCGAACTGGAACACACCGTCAGGTTATTGGGACGGCAGCAACGCGATGGTTGGGCTGTACCTGGTCATGATCGAATGGACGGGCAACGACGGGCAGTCGCACGAAGAATTCTCCAAACTGATGCTGGTGCGATGATCAGAGAGGGCAGAATAGTAGATTCAGACCCGTCCAAGGCACGGGTGAAAGTGTTCTTCGAAGAAGACGACTTCACCACTGACTGGATTTCGGTGTTATCGCAGGGCAGCAAAGACGATAAGTTTTTCCGCATCTACGATAAGGGCGAAGTCGTTGCCGTGTTTATGGACCAGCATGCTGAGAATGGCTACGTATTAGGCTCGAAATACTCTGAGAAGGATACCACTAATTCTGATACCTCGGGAGAGGATATCACGGGCGTGAAGTTCAAAGACGGCACGACCGTGAAATACGATCGCGCTGGTCACCGTATGGACGTAAAAATGGGCGCGCTGGAATTCAGCCTCGACAAAACCGCAGGGTTCACGATCAAGGCTGGTGGACAGTCGTTCAAGCAGCAGATGAATGATTTGCTCACTCAGCTGCAGGCAGAAACGCATCCGACACCGTGTGGACCAACAGGAATTCCGATCAACTCGCCAGCGTATGCAGCGATTCAATCATTCATTAACATGATCTTCGAAGCCTAATGCCTGTAAATCGGACATACATTTACGACACCATCGTTTCCGCGATGCTCGATAACTTGGGCAGCTCTCAGATTTCTGACGAGCAGATCGAGGCAATCGACAGGCTGGCAACTGCCATCACTGAACCGATCGCGGATGAGATCGAGGCGTACATCTCCACTGGTGGCGGCATCGTGTGGCGTGGGGCTTACAACCCTGCCACGGCATACGTGCCCAATGATGCCGTGTACTACAACGGCAGCTCGTATGTGTGCATCTTAGCCAGTACGGGAAATCTCCCTACGAACGTCACGTACTGGAACACGCTCGCGATCGCTGGTGAGGACGGAGCACCAGGAGCAACAGGTGCCACTGGTCCCGAAGGTCCAGCAGGACCAACTGGTGCCACAGGTCCTGCTGGTCCAACTGGCGCGACTGGACCACAGGGACCCGCTGGTCCGACAGGTGCAACGGGACCGCAGGGTCCTGCAGGCGCATCGAGTAACATTAAGGCATGGACGGATTCGACTGATGGAGCTGTTTCTATTGGTACCGGAAACACTGTTTCAAAAGTAATCACCATCGACGCGAATGATATCCAGCCGGGTGACTGGGTGGAAATCCTCGGGCTGTGGCGTAAGAGCGGCACAGCTGCTGGTTATACGGCTCGGGTTTACATCAACTCTACTCCGAATCTGTCAGGTTCACCGATTCAGATTATGACGGGAAGCCCAGGTTCAACGACGTTTTTTCAAGGGCTGCTCCGACACCTGCGGGTGAAATCCTCGTCGAGCACTTACGTCTTTGCCACAGGCACTGGACTGGCGATCGACATTTCGACCGTTGCAGGAGCTGCGCCGTCGAATATCAACATCGACTGGACGACAATCAAATACGCTGTATTCACAATACAAACGGTATCGGGAGCAGATGCTGCGCTCTGCGACGGTGCGCGAATAATCAGAACACGACCATGATCACACTCACATTTGCACCCGAACGTGAATTCGTTCTCATCACCAACGTATCGGTTGAACCGATCACTGGTGTAATTGATAACATCGAGGTGCTGAGCGACACTTTCGTTCACCTCAACGTCGCTGGTGAAACACCCGCTGTAATTGGTATCAATCTCGACGACGTGTATATCGAAGGCGCGCTGCTGGAATCTGACAGCGAAGCAACGCCCGAAGAAATCCGTAAGACTGCTGCGGAAAAATTAATTACTATATTTGAGGCCGTAAATGCAGCTTAGTCAGATAACATCGAACGATTTTTCCATTGCTCTTGCTGGGGCTGGACAGGTCGTGCAATCCGTTGAGGACATCAACCAATGCATTCGGATCATCCTCACAACGCGCCCAGGAGAAGACCCTCTCAGACCGCTGTTCGGATGCGACATTTACCAGTACATCGACGGGCCTGTTACCGATCGCGCCCGAATTATCAAGGCGATCTACGATGCTGTTGAGATTTGGGAACCGCGTGTTGAGATCACCAAGATCAACGCTGCGATCAATCTCGAGAAGCTCAATGTAACCATCACTTTCCGTATCAAAAATACCATCGATACAGGACAAGTGAATATCACATACGCGCTGACATTATGAGCACACTACCTATCCCCGTATTTTTCGACACCGACGTGGACGCGATCATCAACGATTGCGTGGCGCGGTATGAGGAACTAACGGGCAAGACTTTATATCCTGCCCAGCTCGAGCGGCTGTTGCTCAACAACTGGGCGTACCGTGAACAGCTCCTGCGCGTTCAGGCGAACGAGGCAGCGAAACAGCTACTCGCTGATTTCTCCGACGGTCCTGTGCTGGACTACCTCGCACGAAACGTCGGCATCGATTCACGCCTCGAGCCTGCGAAGGCTTATTGCACCATCCGTTTCACCCTGACTGCAGGACATGGACAGCTTGTGCTGCCCGAAGGACTGCGGGTTCAGACATCGGACGGGCAGAAGATTTTTGCCACCAAGGTAGCGACCACAGTTGCGCCATCGGTGAACCAGGTCGAGATCGAGTGCGAGTGCCTCGACACGGGAGAAACTGGCAATGGTTATGCCGTGAACACCGTGAACGTAATCCTCGACCCGCAACCTTACCTAACCACGGCAACGAACGTCACAGTCACTGAGGGCGGTTCCAACGAGGAAACGGACGAGCAGCTCAGGCAGCGAGTGTTCCTCGCGTTCGCTCAGTCGGCAACGGCTGGCAGCTATTCGTCGTACCGGTTCTGGACGCGATCGGCATCGCCTCAGATCGTGGATGTGTACGTGGCGAATCCTGTGCCTGGAACGGTTCAGGTGTTTCCGCTGATCGGTGGAGGGCAAACCACACCGCAGGAAATTCTCGATCAGGTGTTCGCCACGCTGGATGCAGAGGACGTGCGACCGCTCACCGATACGGTGATCGTCACCGCTCCCACTCCCATCACCTACACGTTGGCAGTCGAGCTCACCATTCTCACCACCGCGGCACAGCAGCTGGTGGTTCAGCAGGTGCAGCAGGTTCTCGAGCAGTTCACCGCGCTGCGGATTTCAAAACTAGGACTGGATATCACACTCGATCAGCTCACTGCCCTGTGCATGGTTGACGGTGTGTACTCGGTGAACATCACAACACCATCGAGTGACTTGGTAGTCGCTCCTTCGGAGTTCGCGGTGTGCGAAGGAATTACGGTAACAGTGGCAAGCATCGTCAATGGATAATCTTCTACCTGGTTCGATCAACACGGAGGATTTGCGAATCCTCGAGCAAGTCGTTGAGGAACGGCTGGCAGAAATTCCATTGGATAAACTGCTGCTGTATATCCTCGAAACCTGCGATGCTCAGGCATTGCCCTTTTTAGCTCGTCAGTTCAACGTTCTCGGGAATCGGGGGTGGAGATGGGCAGACACTGAGCAAAAGCAACGTGACCTCCTGAAACGGGCAATTAAGATGCAGCGTAAGGAGGGCACAGAGTTCTCAGTGAAGGAATCCCTGAAAGTAATCGGCATCAACAACGTCGAGATTCTGCATCCTATACCGGGCAACCAGTACAACGGGCAGTGGAGTTTCAACGGAACGATCACTTACGGTGGTGCATATCACTGGGCGTGCTTCAAGGTGCTTGTTGATACTGAGGAGTTGGCGAACCTCGAACCCGATGTGGTTGAGATCGCTGTGGAGCTGATCAACGAATGGAAGAATGTTCGCTCACGGCTGATTGCTGTTGAGGCGGCAGCGTTCATCGAGGATAGCGTTGAGGTAACGGACGAGTTGGACTTCGATATTGAATTCGATTTCGACGAACAAGTCGGACCGATCAAATACGACGGTTCAGCGAATTTCGACGGCTCAGCGACTTATAACGGAACGTATGATGAGTTGGAGATCAACGATTCGACTATGGCAACGATCTTTAAAGTGCTGGGTACACCGACCGAAGGTAACAAGATCGACGTTACCATAGTTATCAACTCGTCGTACTTGGGCGTTGAGTTGGAATTCCAACTTCCTGACGGCACTGTGGATTCTCGAACGGCTGGAAACACCGAAGCTGTTACTTACAACTTCACGGGAACAGAAACCCTAGGGTTCATAATGCGAGTGGCAGATGCTGCCGCTATCAAGACGATCACCATCGGAAATTCATATCCTGAAAGTATTGAGTTCATCGATCAGTGTGCGCCAGGCGATTTCTTCTGCAACGCTACACCACTGAGTTCTGTTTTGAATATCGGCGCGATACTCGACGGGCAGGATATCATCATAGACCTGACAGCTAACACGCTGCCAACCTCTGCGGTAAATGCCATCTTAGCTGACATCGTTTCCGCTGCTGGCTTCGTCGCTGGTGGCAGTGCCATCGACTTGTCACTGCAAACACCGCCTGCGCCTCCATCGGGAGCAGGGATAACGGACAAAGCAACGATCGCAGCCACATGGGCGGCAATCACTACCGATTAATCACCGCAATTCACAAGACACACAAATACTTAATTCTTATATTCGCAGCATGAAAGATCACATCAGAGTAACGGGCGAAGTCGAGTTCGAGATTCGACACACTGACGGCAGGATAGAATACGAACACGTCAAAAACCTTGTCGTTTCTGTTGGACGCGAACGCCTCGCTAAGTTGCTCGCTGGCGACGAAACAGGGACCGTTCAGTATTTCCGCATCGGCACTGGCACAACCGCCTCTGCATCGGCAAATACCGCACTCCAAACTCAGGTGAACATCACAAGTGGTGTGAACCAAAAGGCAATCGATTCCGCGACATATCCCGCAGTTGGAAAGGTGCAGTTCAACTTCACCTTGGATAACGACGAGGGCAACGGAAACGACATCAGCGAATATGCGCTGTACACCTCAGACGGTGTGATGTTCGCCCGTGTAGTTCGCTCACCATTCGCAAAAACATCAGGCTCGGTGATTACCGGGCGCTGGAAAATCAACTTCTAATTGGCAGTCCAACAACGATAAAATGGCAAATCTTACTCTCCCTACACAGGCAGAAGCGACCTTCTCGACGGAAGTGTATCGCATCGAAACCGAAGACCCGGTACTCGGGCACGACGGTTCGGATATCAACATCGCCAACCTGCAAGCTCGCAGGCTTGCCGAAAACGACTTGTTCCTCCGCGAAAAGGTCGATCGCCTCGCTGACGGTTCGGCACTGGAAAACAATTCCATTGAGCGCACGAAACTCGCTCGAGGCGTGCTGCCGATCAACGTGCCACGAAACACGGTGATCTCAGGGCCATACGCTGCCAGCCAGCGTGCAATCCTCACTGCATCGGGAACGACACTCTCGTTCGCTGCTGGCGTTCGCCTGGCGTTCGCTGCTGGCTACGATGAGAAAGGACCGATCGACTATTTCGGGAATGTCACATCGGGTGGCACGGTGCTCGACGTACCGACAAACACCACCGTGTACCACATTTACGCGCTTCTCAATGCCACCACTGGCGCTGTTGAGTTCCGCGGCTCTGCGATCGCTCCTGTGTATTCGATCGAACCACCTGATTCACCTGCCAACCTCGCATTTTGGTATGATCAAGGCGCGGAGCAGATGAAGCGTTGGAACTCGGGCTCAACGACGTGGGTGCCAATTCTCGCTGTGTTCGTGGGTATCGCTCGCAAGCTGGCAAACGGTTCGTGGGACACGATCAGCACGTTTGAGTACCGCAGAGATACGAACCTCGAATCCGCAATACCTGCTGGAACGATCGCGCCATTTGCTGGTGCATCTGCTCCGACTGGCTGGCTGTTGTGCGATGGACTCGAACGCAGCATCGACGAGTTTCCGCGGCTCTATTCTGTGATCGGTACCAACTTCGGAGGCGACACAGAGCAGGGTGTTTTCCAAGTTCCCGATCTTCGCGGTCGCGCTGCGATCGGAAAAGACGACATGGGCGGCACTGCTGCAAATCGTGTCACCACTGCTGGCTCGTCGATCAACGGTGCTGCCCTTGGTGCTGCTGGTGGAGCTGAGAACGTCACGCTGACAGTTGCTCAGATGCCGCCACACACCCACGGGTTACCGACCGTTGCAGGGCGTAACACTCTGCCTGACGGTGGCGATACCGTGGTGATGAATAACGCTGCTGGCACTGCATTTAACAGCAGAAGCACTGGCGGTACGAGTGGCGTTACTCAGGCACATCAGAACATGCAGCCGTCGTTGGTTACTAACTACATCATTAAAGCGTAATGAAAACAGGAAAGCGCGGTATTGCGCTCATCAAAGAATTTGAAGGGTTGAAGCTCGCGGCATACGTTTGCCCAGCTGGACACCTGACCATTGGGTACGGCTCAACTCGCTGGCCCGATGGACGAAGAATCAAGGCGACCGATCGGTTGAAGAACGAAGCCGAAGCAGAAGCACTGCTGATGGCTACGCTCAAACCGTTCGAGCGTGACGTTGCATCGCTGCTCCGTGGCGTTGAGGTCAGCCAAAACCAGTTCGACGCGTTGGTATCGTTTGCGTTCAACGTGGGTGCTGATATCGACGATGATCGACTGCCCGAAGGGTTGGGAGATTCCACGTTGCTCAGGCTGGTGAAAGCCGATCCTGAGAACCCAGCCATCCGTGCTGAGTTTCTGAAATGGAACAAGGGCGGAGGGCGAGTGTTGCCTGGGCTGGTTCGACGCAGAGAAGCTGAGGCTAAGTTGTACTTCGAAGTACCGAGAGCCTAAAAGATACGTGTGTGTGCGCGTGTGTGTGTAGCGGGTAGTCTTTCGGGGCTGCCCGTTTTTTTTCGTGGTGTCGGACAGGATGTTAGGCAGGTGGATTTTGTCGTCTAACATCACCCCTGTACGTTTGTCAGACAAAACAAAACATACAGCGACTATGAAAGCACAACTTGAAAACCTCAGAACGAAGTACACTGGCAGCGATTTACGCAGAGAAGTAACCGCGCTAATTTGGAAACTGTCAGGACCTGATCACAGGTTCACCCGTCAATCATTGTACCGTGAGCTCACAGGGCAGAATATCCTTGTGGCACAGGCAGGAGTGAACCGATTGGTGGAGGCCGCGATGAAATACCTGGCGAGCGACGAGCAGCCGACGGAGGAGGAAACGGGCACGGTGGTGTTCATGGATAACTCCGACGTTGAGGAGCAGACCCAGCAGATCACCGTGTCGATCGAATCGGGGCTGGTGGTAATCAGAAAAGCCTGCAAGCGCGCAGGAGTGGTCCAGTCTGTGGAGAACGACAAAGTTACCGTGCTGCTGGCTGATGGCTCAGTTCGGAAGCCGAACCGTGAGCGGTTCATGAAACTGTATCAATTCCAGTAATGGTGAGGGCTGAAAGAAATCCGAGAAGAAATTCTCGGATTTTTTTTGTTCGGACATTTGGAAATATCGAAAGAGGTTGTATATTTGCTCCCATGATAATCAGCGACATGATCATAACTATTTCAGGCGGCATCAAGACCGTCGATAAGCTCCGCTGTCAGAAAGCGCAGATACTGATGGAAAACCTTCGCTTACGTCGGAGGATGGAACAGGGCATTTCAAACCCCGTAATTTACTCGCAAATCATATTGAACAATGAGCAGTCCCTCGAGATCATCGAGGAACTGATAAAGGCGCAACTCAATTAATTCACACACATACCATGGCTAAAACAGCATCAGCAAAAAAGCCGACCAAAGCCGAACTCGAGGCAGAGGTTGCAGTAGAAGTTCTCGTTCTCGTTCCCGAAGATTTGGAGAAGAACGCGCTCGCGAAATACACACCGTTCGATCAGCAACTGCAGGCACTGATCGCAGAAGTAGAATCTATGCCACCGATCACCGACAAGGCATCGTTGGCGCACGCGGAAGGCTTATCGAAGAAGCTCCGTAAGTATGAGATCGCGGTAGATAAAACCCGTATTGAATCGACCAAGCCCGTTCGAACTATGCTCGAGAATCTAAAAGCTCACTGCGATAAGATGATCAAGACGGCTGAGGGCAAGCGCGAATACGTTGACGGTAAGATCAACGCTGAACAAATCCGTTTGCAGAAGGAAGCCGAAGCGGAGCAGCAGCGCAGAATTGACCTGCTGACATCGAACGGCTGGACGATGAACGGGCAGTTCTACACCTGTGGGATAAACAGGGTTCTGTTCGATCAGATCGACACGGCAAGTGAGGAGCAGCTCAACAGCTGGGTTGCCATCGGACAGGCAGAGATTGCCCGTGTTGCCCAGGAGAAGGCAGAGCGCGAGGCGAAGGAACGCGAACTAGCAGAGCGAGAAGCTGCGTTGAAGGCTCAGGAAGCTGAGATGCAGGAATTCCTCGCGTGGAAAGCAGCGAAGGCGGCAGCAGTACCTGCACCTGCACCGATCGAGCAGACACCACCACAACCGATTCCGATGGTGTTCCCTTCTGAGCAGCCGCAGCCATCACCACACGCACCGCTACCGCAGCAGAACGCACCGTGGTTGACACCACAGACCGCGCCAGCGAACCCAGTGGTGACCACACCAGCACCTCAGTTCAATCCTGTGCAGGCACCGATCGAAGTACCTGAGAATATCCCAGCCGCTCAGTTCGATAACGGTGGGCAAATCCCAGCGTTCGGAAACGAAGCAGGAAACAGCGCACTGATGGAGCTGGCGAAACTCAGAAACTCGTCCGTGTCCCATATCCTCAGCCAGCCCGAAGCGAAGGTTCACTGGAATATGGCGATCGACCACATCCACCGTATTTTCACCACCTCAACTGAGCAGCTGACGAAGGATCAGTGGGCGCAGGTGTTCCTGAATCATAAGCGATGAGAGAGTTTTTTGAAGTTCTCAAAGATTACCCGTGGACAGCGGTATCTTTTCTCGTCGGGATGCTTATTCTCTGCGTATTTATCGAGATGCTTATTATACTCTTGGTGATCGAAATCATAACGAAGAGCGGAAAGTAACACGCCCACCTGAGCGGTAATCAGGTACTCGTTCTTTATTTCTTAACGCTGGTGCTGAACCCACCAGCGCACGATGAGGCAAGCCGCACAAACGGTGGTGTAAAGGGTTCGAATCCCGCCTCATCGCTAAACTAAACACACATGAAACAGTACATTTACAGAGCAATATTCTGCTGGGTTCTTCTCGGAATTGGTTACGTTGCAGGACGATACGTAGGAGTGAAACAAGGACATCAAATTGCGGCTCAACTGATCAGGGAAAACGCGCTCGATTTAGCAGACCTTTCTTTAGAACTTGACCACATTATATCGAACGGGATCATTATCAAACCTGAACGCCTCGACACATTGAAGTCGGGCAGTATGTATGAATTCACACCTGACAGCAGCACTCGACGTTACTGGTTGCTGGTCGAGCCTGACACTACCGAAATTTCTAACTCCAAATAATCACACACATGAACTCAGATTTATTCTACGGAAACATAGCCGTCGCTGCATTGGTGGGGCTTTCAATTCTAGCAGTCGTACTGGCTGTGAATTACTTTCGGAAACCGACGTATAAGAACCAGCCTGAACAGAAGACCGTTTACGGCTCGTTGGATTTCAATAAATTGCCACCACCAGGTGCGACGATCGAAATTCAGATGCAGGATAAACTTACCGATCAGATAAATAAGCTGATTGGCGAACTCATCGAGGTGCGAAACGAACTCACCACCTGCACAGCTGAACGGGATAACTACAAAGGGCTGTGGGAGCAGGCGGTGGAGCGGAACAAGGGCGTGTCGGCACAGCTTGCGTTAAAAACTCGCTTCCTTCAGGAATGGATAGAAGGTCACAAAGAGGTGGAGCAGCAGCGCGACGAAGCACGCGCACTGGCGAACGACCTCCGCGAATACCTCGACCGCGCGCTGGGGCTGATCAAGATTCAGAACGAACAAATCCTGCAGCTGATGCCGAAGCCGAAGGGCTGGAACCTGAAAGCGTATCCAAGAGATAAGCACGGCAGGGTTATGAAGGTTGTTGAGGTAATTACAGACTGTTCTTCCGTGAGTATTACACCTCAACCCGTGAAACACCTGCGGGAAGTGAACGCGGAGCTGGCAGAGTTGCAGCCAATTGACTGGAATGTTCCGCAGGCGTTTCCGAAGGATTACAGTATTCCAAGAGGTACTGAAGTAGTAGTTCTTCTTAGCGAGTATGTGACTGTTAAAAGAGGATATAAAGGATTAGTCTTAGGGTGGTTCAGAGATAAAGCGATAGTTAGTTTTAATGAACTCGATCTTCAACGGTCTATAAGAACTGATTTTCTCGCCCCTATCAACCCGACAGATCATCCGTTGCATCCTGATTTCGGGAAGCCGAAGGAATCAATCGAAACGTTGAAGGAACACCGTGAGCGACTTGGGTTAAAGGCTGAGGAATTCTACGAACCCATCGAACCGCGCCCCGATCATCCCTGCCTGAAAGGATGCAGCAAGCCTGACGGGTGTGATTGCCCTGCGTTTGCTCCGAGAAAAGGGCGTGTTAAAGTTCAGCATCCACGAAGTTTCTTTGTTGAAAAGGGAGTTCTGACAAAGAATGTTGTGAGTATAAAGGAAGATATGCGTGTTGTGGATGAATGGGCAAAATCGGCAGGAATGATATTAGTAAGCAGAAACCTTTCGGGTGAGAGTATATTCACGTTCTACCGCCCCGCAGTTAATTCAGATTTCGACGTATGTAATACTAACTTCTAATGAAACGCATCCTCTCAATCACACTGAAATCATTCATCGCAGGAATTTACCTGTACCTGATCGCCCAGCAGATTAACAGTGGAAACAACACTGGAATAATTCTCGGCTTGACGGTCGTTGTTGTACTGATCGTCAATATCTACATACGCGAAGAATATCACGCGGCAAAACGCCACCTGAAAGACACCCAGCATTTCGCGAGAAAATATTGGGAGCACATGGATTTGTACGAATAATTCCTATATTTGGCGTGCGGAATAGAGCAGTTGGTAGCTCGGTGGACTCATAATCCACAGGTCGCAGGTTCGAGTCCTGTTTCCGCAACAAAATCCGACCAAAGGAGGGCGGCTGGTTTTTCTGCCAAGGTTTCCAGCCGCCCAAAAATACCCGGTTCGCCCGGTACATTGTCGCTGATGGTAAGCCCCGCACTGCGGGGTTTATTTTTATATACTGGTCAGCCCGATGCGTTTCTCCCACCACTCAGACCACAACCTCAACACCTCCCGCTTCTCAGGCAGGTACTGATACCGATCGTAGTGCACGCTCGACACATCCGACCGCGCGTGGTTCTGCCAAATATCCCTGAGCTCCTTCGATATTCCAGCCTCACCTGCCAGTGTCTTCCAGGTCCTGCGAAGGTCGCGCAGATTGAACGGCTCGATCTTCATCCGTGAGCAGTAGCGCCACAGCACCGAGTACACCGTTTCGACGTTCACGTGCCTGTCAGCGTTGAAATCCGCAGGGAACAGATACCCGTCGAACTCACCGCCCCACCACGGCAGCGTGTGAGGCTTCCCGTTCTTCGTGTCGCCCCACGTGATCATCCCGTCGGAGATCATCGAGCTGTGAATCGAAACCACCTCGCTGGGGCGCAATCCGCTGAACATGATCTGCCCGATCGCGCGGTTTGTCGTTGTGCCTCTGAGCGACCACCACAGCTGCCTGAACTCCGCGACACTCAGATGCCGCGTTCCTACCGACACACCCTCTGCTGGAATCGCAGCGGCAGGATTCACCGCGATCTTGAACCGCGCAGCCACGGAGCTGCGATAGTCAGCCTCAGCAGCCATTCCCCAACCGTAAGCCGCGCGGACGAACGCCCGATATTTGTCAGCCATGCGAACCTTGCCGCGGTGGTACACAGGGCGCAGGAACGCCACGATGTCGTCCGTGGTGATCGTGTTCGCTGGACGGTGTTTTCCCAGCTGATCAGCGAGCCGATCGAGGCAGGCTTTCCCATCGTCGTATGATGCTCTCCCCTCGAGCGTTTCGAGATACCCCGCGAATAGGTCCTCCACCGTGCCAATCGGGACGGTTACAGCCGCTCGAACGGGCTTGCCTATGGTGATACCCTCACGATAGTCCGCGAACCGCTCACGCGCCTGATTCAGCGACATGGCAGGGTATGTTCCGATCTTGACGGACTGGCGTTTCCCGTTGCGCTGGACACGGACGTACCACTCAGGGTTCTTCCGAATGATCAGCACCAGCCGTCCAGTGCCTTTTCCTGAGCCGTCGGTGAGCGTGACGGGTTTCCCGATCTCCACCGCCCTGCGAATTGCAGCATCTGTGAGCTTCATTTTGCCACCTGTTTGCTCGCTGTTTGGGGATTGCTTCCCGTTCCAGCAGGTTAGGAGTGGCGACGGATGAATCCGAGAATCCTGCAATGAATTCAATGGACTGCCCGTGCACCACCGTGAACAGGCAGGACTATGAATGGTGCTTGTGAATAAGTCAATCGCTGGCGGTATGTATCTGAAACTAAAAAGAAAAACGGGCAGACCTGTTGAGGTGCTGCCCGTTTCTGCTGCCTGTATCAGGCGGAAACTCACTTACTGTACTGGTTCGTGGCTTTCACCGTCCTGCGCTGCTCCCATAAGATTAGCTCATCGAGCGGGTACAAGATACGCCCACCAATTTTGCAGAACGGAGGGCTGACACCTGACGATCGCCAATTCGCTAAAGTTCGGTGGGTGATTTGACCATTGTAACGCGACGCAACCTCCCGTGGGGTTAGGAACTTACGCTCCTCCATTATAGCAGCTCCTGATTGTTCTGCGCAGTTGAAGGTATGTACGTTGGTGAACCATTTCCAGTGGGTTGTTGAGGAATATGAAACGGCTGCGACACTGTTGCCTGTGGCGTAGGTGACTGTGGATAAGGCTGCGGCTGGGGTTGTAGAAGTTTGTTGTTCAGGTCAGCGATCGCAGAATTCGACGGCTCACCTGCAGCTGGCACGTTGAACCAGTCAGAGGCTCGGCTCATGCCGTCGCGCAGGCTGTTGAAGATCGAGCGCAGCTCCGCGATCTGATCGGGCAGGAGATCATCCAGCCTCACGCCCATGCGCTGCTCGATGTGCTGCGACTGGATGCCGATCTTCGCGAACTCAGACACCATGGTTCTGATGCGATCGCTGATCGACACCGATGCGTTGCCAGCCAGTGCGCGCTTGCACACGTCCAGGGCGAATGATTCCAAGTCGCGATCGAGCACAGCGAGAATGCAGGCGCGAACACGTCGCCCACCTTGGTTCGCTGTCATTTCGTAAATGTCCCGCGGATCGGTTAGCTTGGTCACTCCGCTGCGGGTGTGCCGTTCGTGCTTCACGGTGAAATTCATCGTTCGCTCGACGTTGTTTTCCATGTCCCAAGCGAACGCCTGCATTTCGGATTCGCCCTGCCGTTGGCTGAGCTCCCGAATGCCGTACTGGATGTTCCCGAAGCAGCGTGCCAGCTCCTCTGCCAGCCTGATCGACGGTCCTGTGATGGTCTGACTACCGCGCGGATATGCATACGTGGCGATGTCCGCGAACGATGGACGGGAGCAGGATTTCTCCACCGCGGCATACGCCTCAGAGAGCGACCGCGGGTAAGCCTTCGCGATCTGAATTTTGCCCAGTGCCTCTGCCACTGCGCGGCTCTGCTCGATGGCCACCGTTCCTGCGTTGGTGTGTGGAGCTAACTGTGGGTGCATCTGTTGCGCCTGTTGTGGAGGAAGTTTCGCCTGTTGTGGGACGAGTTGGGGAACAGCTCCCTGCTGCTGTGGAGGGAACTGTGGAAGTAAGTTATTCATAGGTATGTGTGTGTATTAGATTGAACGAAAAGCCCAAGACGGCAAACGAAGTTCAGAAACCTCGTCACCATACGCTGGCCATGTGTTAGTTTTCAAGCACTCGAGATAGGTGTTGAGGTTTTGGCGGTATGTTTCCCTGCCCAGCTCGCGTGATTCGTTATCGAGAATGTAAGGTTTTACGATTCCCGATTCTGATTCAACAGCGATAAATACGAACGCTTCGGGAACTTGCCTGTAAGCCGCTGCGAATCCGTCCGAGTACCAGGCATCCTGTACGTGGTAGCGGTATTTCGCGCAGGACTGCGCAAACTCTGCAGGCGAAGCATCCTTGGTTGTTTTCAGGTCGATGATCATTCCGCTAGGAGTGATGCGATCAGCCTTCATCTTGCAGAGCGCACCTGTGAGTGGGTCGATGAAATCCACTCGGTGTTCCGATACGCCACCAAGCTCGAGCAGCTGGCGTGCCATCGGGTGTGAATAGACAGCATCAACCATGCGCTGAACGGAATCGTACTGCTCAGCTGTCAGCTGTTTGAATCCAGCGTACTTCGCCTCGAACTCTGCTGCCTCGAGCTTCCCTGCGTTGGTACGTCGGTCGATTTTCGGAGCGACCACATACGTTTTGGTGAACTGCTCAGGCTCGAACACCGCGCAGTGAGTGGCACTGCCTAACAGCATCGCAGGTGTCTGATCGTCGTCCCGTACCCGATTAGGGTCGAGATACTTTTGCCAGTAAATCAATGGTGCCTTGTCGATTAGATCAAGTCCAGACTTCCCAATTCTCTTGGTGTCCGCGTGATAATCCATGTTTGTTTCCATGTGTGTGTGAAATTTTGTGATTACAAATGTACGGAGATTCGGAAATATTCCAATACATTTGCACAGAAATTAATTCTAATACATTCGGATACACGACAGATCACCGCACATCATGGAAAACACATTTGAAGAACTCAAAGCGCGCTGCAAGGCTGCGCGAACTACGCTCAACAAGGTATGCATCGCTGCTGGCATAAGCAGATCGACAGTGTGGAGTTGGAAGAAAAACAACCCGCAGCAGATCGATATGTATAAGAGGCTGCTTGCTGAAATCGACCGCCAATCAAACACAAGTACCGATGCTGGAACTGAGGCAGTATCAGCATGATGCCGTCGATGGAATAAGGGACTTTTACGTACAAGGATATCGCGCACCGCTGGCTGTTCTGCCAACCGGTGCAGGAAAAACTGTGATATTCTCCCACATCGCACACCTGACGGTGAGCAAAGGGAAGCGTGTCCTTATTCTCGTCCACCGAATCGAACTGCTGAGGCAGACGAAAAAGGCACTCGACAAAAACGGAGTGCACGCTGGACTGATCAACGCCAACTACACGCCCGATCCGTTTGCGAAAGTTCAAATCGCATCGGTTCAGACGTTGGTTCAGCGGCTCGACAGTTCCCGACAGGACTACGATCTGATCATCATCGACGAGGCGCACCACGCCAACGCATCGACCTGGCGCAAGATCATCGATGCCAACCCACGTGCACGCCTGCTGGGAGTGACTGCCACACCATGCCGCGCTGACGGTGTGGGGCTGGGAACGTCCGCGGGTGGCTACTTCGACTGCATGGTGATGGGTCCACAGACCCAAGACCTGATCGACATGGGATTCCTTGTCGCTCCGAAAATCTATGCACCACCGACCGCGCTGGATTTCTCCGACGTGGATATGGTGCGAGGCGACTTCGACAAGGCACAGGTGCTGGCGAAGGTGGATAAACCCACCATCACAGGCGACGCTGTGCACCATTATAAGAAGTATGCCGACGGACAGCCGTGTGTGGTGTTCTGCATATCAGTGGAGCACGCCCAGCACGTGGCTGATCAGTTCAGACAGGCAGGCTATCGAGCTGAACACGCTGATGGCTCGCTGGCAGACGATGAACGCCAGCGACGGCTCAACGGGCTGGGCAATGGTGAGGTGCAGGTTCTCACTACCTGCGATCTGATCTCTGAGGGAACGGACATTCCAGCGATCGCGTGCGCTATCCTGTTGCGCCCAACTGCATCGCTGGGGCTGTTTTTGCAGCAGGTGGGTAGAGCTCTCAGGCCGTCGCCTGGAAAGGACTTCGCGATCATCCTCGACCATGTTGGTAACGTGAGGATGCACGGGCGGCCGCAGGACCTTCGGGAGTGGTCGCTCGAGGGAGCGAAGCGCACCAAGCGATCGATGAAATCCGATGCGGAGAATATCAAAATCCAGCAGTGCCCGTCCTGCTACGCGATTCATCTTCCAGCTGAGCTGTGCCCTGAGTGTGGGCACAAGTATGAGGTGCAGCAGCAGCGCACGCTGTTGAAGCGCGACGGTGAGCTCAAAGAGGTCACTGAGGATATGCAGGCGTACATCAAGCAGCAGAAGAAAAATGAGGTCGCGCGCGCGAAATCGCTGCCTGA